AAGATCCCCTCACTGGCATATCTAAGTCTTGTCTTATTTCAGCAACTATGTCATCAAGTGTTTCTTGGTCGACATCAACATCAACACCAACTCCCTCATCAACTTCAGTCGGTAAATTTGCAATGCCGCCGATTTGAGGGGTTGGCATTGGTTCTCCAACAGGCATTCCAAATGGAGCCAACCTTTCTCCAAACTTCTCTGGCGTTTGATAGTTTGCGTACATTTGATTTGGCATACCTTGATAAGCCAAGTTCAATCCAGCAACACCTTGAGGTAAAAAACTAGTTGCTTTACTTATATCACCAGCAGCAACCATGTCTCTAAGTGTTTGTGGTATAGCAAAAGCTTGTGATTGACCGACATCCCTCAGAACACCTTGAGTATATTGATCAAGTTGTTGTTGTCTTTGTCTGTTTGCAGCTGTTTGACCTGTGCCTTTCGGACCCTTAAGCGCATCGTATGCTGCTTTTGCAGTAGCTGCGCCCTTTATAAATGGCAATGCTTTAGAGGCAAGTGCTGCTATAGCTGATAAAAATGCCTCCGGTTGACCTGTTTGAGGATTAATAGTTAACCGACCGCCAGGAGCCAAAGATGCAATACCTTGAACCTCCTCTGGATTCATGTGCACTAACATAGAATCGCCAAACCGACCTTGCGCGGCTAGACGTTCTGCATCTTGTTGCATAGGAGGTCTTTTCATTGAATCATTCACTTAAAACCCACCCTTTAGTATATGTAAAACAATTAACATCTCCAACGTCTTCTGGCCTGTCTTAGCCTAGAGTTTGGATCTTTCGCTGCTTTTGGAAACTTCTTCATCTGACCCGCAGATCTGGCACAGAAAGACTTTCTTCTTGCTGCGCGCTTGCCTGTAGGTTTCTTTTCTGTCACTGCAGTCTGCAGTTTGCTGCCAGGATTTGCTTTTCGATATGCTCTAACGCCAGCCTCAGTCATGCCAGCACCAGCTTTTGTGGGGCGAAAGTTCTTCTTGTTGCGCTTTGGCATCTTATCCCGCTTTCGTTTCTTAGCCTCTCCTCCACTAGAAAACTGTTCTGCGTATCGCTTAAACATCAGCTGTACTTCGTTCTCTTTCTTCTGTCAGCCATGACTGCGCCACACCCTCTGTGATTTTTACGCATCATACCGCCGTTAGACTTCTTTACAATTGTCTTTACATTCGTTGGCTTTCCACCAACACCTTGTGGCTTGGCTCTTTTGCGTTGAACTGCGCTACGTCTTTCACCTGCAGTCATAGATTTAGCCTTTGCTCTAGGCACACATTTGGGATATTTACGTTTAGATCCCTTTGCTCGACCGCATTTCTGAAACTTGCCGTCTTTCTTGGGTGCTCCGATATCGACCCAATCGCCTTTTGGACCTTTTCCAAACCATTCTTTTAGGCTCATCAAGACATCCTGGTTCGTTTCCGTTTACCTGCCATCAATCGGTTCTGACCTCTGGCCTCTATGAAACCACCATCTCTCTTGTTCTTAGGCTTTGGTCCTTTGAAGTCTTTACGCTTCACACCGGAAGGATCTTTAATCTTTCCAGCGCAGATTCGACTTGCGTAAGCATTTGCATACGCCGAAGGGTATACCTTGAACTTTCTTTTAGCTGCAGCCTTACCTCTAGGGCATAACTTAGTCATTAACTTATACTCACTATAGTTGAACCGTTTGTGGCAACGCTGACAGTGCCGACACTAGCCGTGGCAGTCAGTCCAGACGTTGATGGTGTGGAGATGTTCTGCCACACGTTACCCAAATATACTTGAAGAACACCCTCTGTGGTATTCCAAATCACCGCGCCAGCGTTAAATTTTAGCTGATCTCTTCTTTCTGCAGTGAACTGTGGCGTGTCATCTGGGTCAAAGCTATCAAGACTGAGCTCTAACAATCTAACTGTTTTGTTGAACGTAGATGACTCAACAACTTGGTTACGCTCGAAAGGCAGTCTCCCCTGTAATAACTTGGTCATCGTCTTCCGTTTGGCCTGATATCAAGTCTTGTGCCACCGATCCTGAAACCAACGCCAAGTCTTGATGTGCTTTCTGCATCATCGTCAGACTCGAAACGCACAGCTGCTTGCCTAGCTCTGGCGCGCATATCTATCTTCGCAGTTGATGCGGTGAAGCTGGTGGTTTGATCTGTGGTTAAAGAGTTACCGGGGAAATTTCTCTGCTTTAAAACCACATTTATTTGTTGATCGCTTCCACCTGTTCCAGTGAACTTAACGTCAGGTATCATCCGTTTAATAAATTGAAAGTCCTCACCATCACCAATATCGAAATCAGCAGATTCAATAAAGACGTTATCCATAGGAGACCCATCATCGTCATGGCCAGTTTCATGCTGATAGAGGTATGCGACTGAGCTTGCTTTCCCAGCGGCTCTTGGGAATGCGACGATCCCTTCATCTAACCATGCCGTTCTTGATAATTGACCTATATTCCATGTCTGTTCAACGTAGTTGTAAGCAACAAATCTATCAATAACCGTTGTGTCTGAGGAGCAATAGAACCACCCTACCTCATTGAACTGTTTGTTTACAAACGCAAAAAACTGAAACGCTTGTCCCTCATTTATATCATCAAATACATAAGAGTGAACACTGCAAGGTAATGGGCTGACTGCGCCTGAATAGCTGTAGAACCCTTTCTTATCCATCCAGAATATACCTTGTGGTGTATTCACTGCTGCGTTAGGACCGATAAGGCTAATGCCTTCGTTAATAAGATTAAGACCAAATGTTAGAGGTGGACCGACAAACTGAAAACTATAGAGTGCCGTGTCTGTCCATATCAGAGTTTCTTGTCTGGCTCTCAATCCACCTATTATCTCTGATCCTGCAGAGCAACGAAGAGAACCAGCAGTGTTAGTTGCTTTTGGCTCCCACTCTGCAGCGTTTTCTTGATCAGAGAAAGCAATCAACAGCGGATCAATCGAACCAGTTCTTGCTGTACCCGCATCGTTTATCGGGTCTGCGCCCAAAATCAAGACATGCCGATCAACATCAGAAACAATCACCTGCAAACCTTTTGTCGGTGTGAGATTAGCTCCAGATAAAGATGACAACTCAACAGCCCTAGTTGTCAGACCGTTTGTTTTATCCCAATAATAAATACTGCCACCTCTTGGGTTAGATACTAGGTCTTCTCCAAAATTATCCATGGACCAAAGTCGCAGCTGATTAGAGTCAGTTAAAGATGTTGTTGAACCCCAAGCGCCTGAACTCCAAGCTCCAACACCCCAACCTGTGCCATCAACAAATACATCTAGACCGACATTAATCTGATATGTGCCTACAACAGAACCTCCACCGTTACCACTATCACTGGAGTTTGCTGTGACCTCTGTTCCAGAGGTGTCCTTTGCAGTTATGGTAAAGGTGCTTGTCAATGGGACTGTGTTTATCTGATATTCCTGATTTAAAACCGCAGCAGTAACATTGCCACCCAAAGAGGCCGCACCTGAGAACGTGACAAAATCACCCTCAACAGCACCATGAGCGGTGTCAGTCACAGTTATTGTGCTTGAGCCGTTGGTTGCAGCAAATGTCACATCACCCGCGCTGGTTGTAGATCTGATGGGTGTTATGTCGTTATAGCTTGTGCCTTCTTGTATGTAGAGCTTAAATCGTGTGCCAAGACCAAGAAGCTTTGTACCATCCAGGTCAACCCAACCATGAAGCTTTCTGCCTGTGCCTTCGTAAGATGTTTCGATATATTTTTGCCAGCCGCCTATCTTCTCTGGAAAACCTTTTCTAAATCTAACGAGGTTGCCATCAAACCAACCACCCTCTGCAGTATAGTCGGTACCTTCTTTGTTGATCCCAGGATTAAAGATAAATTTAGCTAATGGCATCAGTACACCCAGAGCACTGGAGTTGTGGTTCTTATATCAACATGGATAAAGTTCTTATCTACGCCAACTCCTGTAAATCCCATCTCAAGTGCTTTCTCTACTAACAATCTTCTTTGAGCGCCACCTACAACTTTTATATCAGCGGCTATACCTTGAGCGTGTTGACCAGGCTGTTCTTTCTTTGCCTCGATGCTGTGGTTGGGAGATCTGTAACCAGAAGTAACAATAAATGGAAAACCGCAAACAGATCTTAAACCATCGAGGCGTTCTATAAACTCAATAGACATCTCGTTCTCGCCAGTTTCCTGACAGTCAAAGTCCTCTAACTTAAAGTATTTGAACTGACTCATTTTGTTTCCCTTTGGTTCTGGCGTAGCCTTAAGAATGTTAAGTTGCGGAACATTAATGTTAGATAAGTTTTTTAACCTACGATATGCACTCCACATGCTCACTTCTCTCTACTCACCCCCTGTACCTTTTCATAACTTCTCATCGCTCCAAGCCCAAGCATGCCCATCATGACAGGAACAAGAAGCGTAGTATCTATCTCTGGGACATCAACCCAGATACCAATAATATTCGCAAGTATCACATTGTAAAATAGCCCCAGAGCACACACCCAACCAATGGCTGGCCTCCAACCAGCTACAAACAAAGACTTGTGTGCAGCTTCTACTTTGTTAACTTCCAACTGCCCTTGTGCAAGTTCTTGAGCGTGTCGCTCTGCCATAGTTGCAATCTCATGTGCAAGCGCATTCTTTTGGTCTTTGTCCTCGATTACTTTATCAAGAAGCTTTGTCGCTGGTCCTATCAGAGAACTAAGAATGCTCACGCCCACACCTTAGTCTTCTTGCCACCATAGTATTCAACAGCATGCCCGGTCTTAATCATTAGTTTGCAGATATCAATACCCGTTTCTGAATAAACAATACCAAGTATTCTGCCAAACTTACCTCGCCCCATGGAGGTTATCGTAAACTTGTTACGACATTGTTGAGTAAGAAAATCTTTCGCAGCTAGACCAAGAACTTTTTCTGCTTTGTTGCGGGTGCGAGACTCAGGAGTATCAATCCCATGTAACCTAACTCTCTGATTACGAAGCCAAACATCGAATCCAAGATCGATATCAACATCAATCGTGTCACCGTCCACGACTTTCACCAAAGTGCATTTGTAGTTATAGACTTCTTTTTCTTTGGCTTTTGGCATTATGGCCTCTTGCTCATGTATGCAGTCGCGCCAAAGTATAAGCCAACTATTGATGCTTGGCTTAGGAACAACATATCACTAATGCTTGCTAAGGTGTCAAGGCGGTCACTTGGGACAAAAGGAGCAATAGGCAAAAGAGCGAAAAAGCACATACTCCCAACAGCAACCCAGGCCATTTTTCTTTGACTGTCTGCTTTTTCTTCTTGGAGTTCAAGTTGCAGCATCTCCGTATGTTTTGTTAACTCTTCATCAGTAACAGTGCCGTCACCGTCAACATCATACTCTGCGTATCTTGATTTAGGCTGAAGTTTTTTAGCATTCATACTGTCACCAAAATGTGTTGACCTGTCACTTTAGGATAAGTTTGACTGAGTTGACCTCCTTTGTAAGTGTAAATTTTCGCATCGTAAATGGTGGTGACTATCTCTTGCTTTGCGTTAGTCTCTCGAGCTTGCATTCGTTCAATATCTATCTTTTGAACTTGATGTTTTGGGACTTGCTGTATAGCGTTGACGCTGTTTGGGAATGGGGGTATTTCACTCATCTTCTTTCTTCCTAACAGGGTCTCTAAATATGTATTTACCTTTCCCAGCCTCTGACGAAGGAATCAATCTCACCTCACAAAAACCATCAAACTTGTTGGTTTTACTGCGTAACCAATTATGAGTATGAACGCTTTGATGAACTAATGCATCACGATATTCAAGGCAGCTAGTCAGTTCTTGAAAATACAACTCCGTCCCAGTTGGCACCCCACCTGGAGTTAGAAGCACCAGAACAAATATCATCAGCGTCATAGTCTACGCTTCTTTTTGAGTGCTTGAGTTCTTTCTGCTTGCGGGGCAACAAGCTCCCATGTCAGCACATCTACATCAACTTGATGCGCTGTGCCTAACACTCTCGGCATACTGTTTCTAACGTAGATCATCGCTCCATAGCCGCACTGTTGATGATTGAATCTTAACCATTCCATTGCGACCTGATGGCGTTTTGCCGGGGGATTTACAAGCTTTAGTTTATTCCACTCTCTCAGGTCACAGAATCGATTAGGGTCTTCGGGATCGTAGTCTAGTCTTACTGCTTCTGCAGCATTATCTGAATCAGTTGAGCCAGCTTCTCGTCCGTTGACTTCAACGTCTCCTGCTGTTGACTGAGACTGTCCACCACCGCTTTGATCTGTGTCTGATTGACTGCTGAAAGCTGCCCGTTGGCTACTGCTTTCTCCGCTGTCTCCTTTACCACCTGCTCGATTCTAGCCACCTCCGAACTGGTCGCTTGTGCCTGTGCTTGCATAGAACCCCATGCAATAGCTCCAGAAATGGCAGCAGCCCCTATGGGCAATGCCCAGGTTGGTATCTTTACCGAAGTACCATCACTCATCAGTTTATCCTCCTAAAAATTGTGGAACTAACAGAGTTCCTATTATCAAGATTATCACACCCCACAACATTCTTTCTAATCGATCAAACCGCCTTGAACCGTCAGCTAATCGCTCTTCGATCCTTTCATACCGCAAAGCACACTCACGCTCGTGGGCGTTGATTTCTTGCAGAGCTTTTTGCCCCTGCTCATCCATCTAGGATTTCTTCTTTAGGTGCTGGCTGTTTAGCTTTTCCTATATTCAAAGCTAAAGCTTCTAGGAATGGATAGACGTATTTCCCCATAAACTCGTCGTCTTTGGGTGTAGGGGTAGCCGCACAGACCGCAGACGCAACCGTCACCACCGTAGTAGCAAGTGTGAGTATCTCCATCAAATCCATCATTGGACGATCTCTTTTTCTTCCTCAACAGCTTTGACAGAGTTCTTGAGATCCATCTCTCTTTTAGCAATCGCAAGTTGAAGGTCATGGGCATCCTCCTGCAAACCAGCTATCTGATTCATTGTGTTATCAAATCTTGCTTTGAGATTCTGTAGTCTAGCAATCTGACGATGCTCTTCTGGCTTGAGGTCTTCTATCTTGTACTCTTCGCCAAAGATGGTGACTACTGGGGTTTCTTCAGTGCTTTGTTCCGTCATCTGCTATCCTCCAAACATTTAAATTAGCTGCTACTGTTCTTCGCTCTCCATCTCCTTTAAATGGGTACACACTATGTTGCAACCAAGAAGGGAACATAAAAAACTTACCAACTTCGGGTTTCATAATTACCATCTGAGGTGGACGCAATCTCTCTGTATCCATCAACGATCCTTGTCCATAATTAAATGTAATACATCCATCAGAGTGACCACTAGAATTATACAAACCATATTCGCTTGTGCCAGAGGTCGGCTGATCTAATATCTGTTGTGGTACTTTAGTCCAGCACGTACAACTGATACCCATAAGGGTCTTAGTGCCATGATCATGTATAGGGTTGTAATCACCAGCATAGCTATGTACTGACCACAGCTCATCTGTTTCTACAACACGGTTTTCTTTGAAAGGATTCACCGTAGAACCAGCAAAGCTTTTGACGTAATCAGCACCCATGATCTGTATCAGCTCATTGAACTTGCCAAGCTTCGGATGATTATGATCCATCGTAAGTTGTTCGCCGTTACCGATCTGACCAACCAACGTACCAGCATGAGATACCCTGTCTTCTTGATTCAAAAGATCATCCAGGTACTCGTTCAGATCGTTGACCATCTCATCAGATAGTGTCGCCTCCATCAAAAAGACGGCTGGCAACGAGTGCATTTTATATTCTTGTCTGACTTCGGACATCAGTGTCTCCTCACCACAAATGACTAAAAACTATTATCGGCAATATAACTAATACTACCAATAACAATTCTACCATCTATGCGCTAGGATCGTAGTCTTCTGCTTTCTTAATCGCAGCGTCAATCGCAGTAAAGTCTTCTGACCCCCAATCACTTAATGCTTTCTGATAAGACATGTAACCAGCACTTCGCATGACACGCTCTTTCTTTTCTGCTTTTGTCATGTCATTGCAGAACTCGTTATCGTCATCAAGCACATTGTCAATCACGGAAATACTTCCGGTCATCGCTGCGAAAGCTTGTGCTTTCTCTTCGTCTGTGCGTTCTACTGCTTCTGCCATTTTCTATCCTCCTGATTTGAGTTTTTCTACTTCTGCTGAAAGTTCTTGGATTGCTTTTACGAGTATTGGAACAAACTTTTCGTACTTTAATCCGTACCTCGTTCCATCTACCGAAAGACTAGAAACAAGATTGGTTTCATCAGATATCTTATGACCCAGTGCTTCTTCTTGTTCCACTACTTTTTGAGCTAAAAACCCTACATCGAGTTGTGGTTTTTTATGCGTGCCATCAGGCGTTACATTGTCAATCGTAACGCTGTCATCTTCTGGATCTAAATAGTCTGATCTCTGATCCCATTTGTAAACAACAGGTTCAAGGGCTTTTACAAAATCAAGCCCTACACTTAAATCTACAACATCTGTTTTATCTCTTGCATCTGAAGTAACTGTCGTTGAAACCCTTTGGGATATGGTTGTGATGTTATTGTTACCAAAACATATCTCATTATCGCCTGTAGTCAGACTTCCACTTGGAGATGCTGATCTACCGGAATCGTGACCAATACATATATTGCCATCGCCGCTAGTGATATCCATTCCAGCAGCGTTTCCAACGCCTATGTTGTTGTCGCCACTTGTAAGTTGAAGCAAAGCAGAAGTGCCGAAGCCATTATTTGCATCACCTGTGATTACTCCTGAACCGCCAGTTTGATAGCCCATGAAGGTATTAGCCCCTCCAGTTGTCATCGCATCCGCAGCTTGAGCACCAACGATGGTATTCTGGACTCCCGTGGTGACTGCATAACCGGCAGCTTGACCTACGGCTGTGTTATAAGTATTAGTGGCTGTAGAAAAGTTTTGAGTGAATAAAGCCTGATGCCCAACCGCCGTTGTTCTACTACCTAACGTGTCACTGCTTACTGCGCTTTGTCCAACGATAACGTTAAAATCTGCATGCGTTAATGCATCACCAGCCAAGCCACCGATTATTGTGTTATTGTCACCCTCAGTAAGTTTTATAGCTACGCTTCCACCTACCACGGTGTTGTAGCGTCCCGTAGTGACGTTTTCACCAGCCAAGTGGCCAACTGCTACGTTGAAAGCATCTGTCGCGGTAGTGAAGTTTTGATCAGCTAATGCAGCATATCCAAGAGCTGTAGATTTACTACCGAGAGTATCTGCGCTTAAAGCTAAATACCCAATGGCTGTATTAAAATCGGCATCAGTAAGGGCATCACCAACGTGAGATCCGATAAGGGTGTTCTGGACCCCCGTGGTGATCAAATGACCCGTATCTTCACCTATGGCTACATTGAGCATATCTGCCGCGGTAGCTGGATTTTGGGAAGAAAGCGCATCTCTACCGATAGCAACCGATTTACTACCGAGTATATTGGTAGTTAAAGCACCGTAACCTACTGCTACGTTTCCATCTGCATCAGTAAGTGCATCACCCGCTAGAGCACCGATGATGGTGTTCTCAACTCCCGAAGTGATTGCTGAACCAGAATTAAAACCTACGGCAGTATTGAATGTATCCGTAGATGTTGCAGCCGTCATACTAAATAAAGCAGCCTCTCCCACCGCCGTATTTTTATTGGCAGCTACATTCATAAATAGTGTTTCTGCACCGACCCCAGTATTAAAATCTCCCGTGGTTCCTCTATCCCCACTGGTATGTCCCACATAGACATTTCTTTCGCCCGTGGTAAGGGTGTCTCCAGCCAAGGCTCCGACGATTACATTCTTAACGCCAGTTGTAATATCGTTGCCAGCGAGGTATCCCACGGCTACGTTATAAGCAGATGTTCCCGTGGTGAAATTTTGGGCGGCTAAAGTTCCAAATCCGACTGCTGTTGATGCTGACCCTAAAGTATCGCTGCTAAGGGCAGACCCACCTATAGCTACGTTAAAATCAGCATCTGTAAGAGCATCTCCCGCAAAACTCCCAAATATGGCGTTTTCTATGCCTGTAGTCATGTTTGTACCAGCCAAATATCCCACTGCTGTGTTGAAAGAATCAGCCCCAACGTTGAGAGTTTTCAATGCTTGATAGCCGACAGCTACGTTATCTCCATGAGCATCTTCCGTAGATAGAGCCTCATAACCGACTGCTACGTTATTAGCACCTGTAGTCAGCGCATCCCCTGCAAGACCTCCGATGATGGTGTTCTGGGTTCCCGTGGTGACTGCGCCCCCTGCGTCATATCCCACCGCTACGTTGTAATTATCTGTCGCCGTAGTGAAGTTTTGAGCATCTAAAGCACCGAAACCGATTGCAACAGCTCGGCTACCAAGAGTATCTGCTCCCAGAGCACCAAAACCATTGACTGTGTTCCTGCCTCCTGTTGTTAGAGAAAGACCTGCTTGGCCGCCTATCAAATTGTTGTATTGACCCGTGGTGACGTTTTGACCAGCACTAGAACCCACCGCAACATTGTAAACATCTGTAGCCGTAGAAAAGTTTTGTTCTAGTAAGGCTCTTCTACCTACAGCAACGCTATGACTTCCTAAAGTGTCTGATCCAAGAGCAGAAGTACCGATTGCCACGTTGTTATCCGCATCAGTCAGCGAATCCCCTGCTACGCCACCCAACAACGTGTTCTGAATTCCCGTAGTTATAACTCTTCCTGCTCTATCGCCTACTGCAACGTTATAAGTAGTTGTAGTTGTAGAGTTATTTTGTGAAAGTAACGCAAAAGTACCAACCGCTACAGATTGACCTCCTTTCGTATCAGCACTTAGCGCACCGTATCCGACGGCAACGTTTTCATCAGCGTCAGTAAGGGCATCTCCAGATAGCGCACCTATGAGCGTATTCTCAACCCCCGTAGTGACTGCGTTACCAGCACCGTGACCCACTGCCACGTTATACACATCAGTTGCAGTGCTGTTAGTTTGAGCGGTTAAAGTACCTACACCTACAGCTACAGATAAGCTGCCAGCTACCTCTGCATCTAAAGCATTTCTTCCCACTGCCACGTTGCTATCACCGGTTGTGATTGCTGTACCGGCGTTTGTTCCAACCAAGGTGTTAAAATTTCCACCAGACGTAATGCTGTCACCAGCAGTAGCACCTATACGAACATTGTCTGTCCCAGCGGATGCAGTGATTAGATCAGCACCATCTTCTAGTGTGGTATCGCCTGAGATCGTAACTGTGCCGTTGAAGTCCATCGCAGTAGCGGTGAGATCTATTTCATCAGTCGCACCCAACGATAGAACCGTAGCACTAGAGCCTTGGATGAACTGACTCGCATCGTTGAACATCAGTTTGTTGGTGGAGTTCAACGTCAGACCAGAACCATCTGTATGTGTCAGTGTGGTATCACCGTCTGCGCCAAACGTAATAACTGCACTGTCTGAGGTAAACGTCAGATCGTCATCAATAAATAGATCAGGGATAGACAGGTCTTGGAAGGCATCAACCATTGCAGCACCAGACCCAGCACCATCGGAGTAGATTGCTTTGGTCTGACCATTTGCAATTGTGATACTCGCACCAGAACCTTGGCTGATAATAATATTCTGAGACCCACTGGTTGCGTTCTCGATGAACCAGAGCTTTGAGACGGTGTTCGGGCCAATCGTGATCGTGCAAGCAGAATCAAGTGTGCCTGTGTATTTTAGGAATAATGACCGCCCAGGGTCAGTAGAACCATCAGCTATAGTGGTAGTATGCGTATCAGCGTTAGTAGTGATTGCCTCTGTACCAAAACTAAAAGCTTCTGCAATTAATTCGAGATTAGTGTTGGTGCTGGTTCCCCAGGTTCCGCTTTCGTCGCCTGTGGCGATTTCTTTTAATCGGAGATCATTTACATAAGTTGCCATTCAGTTTTCCTCTAAGCTACATCTTTCCAATCTGGTGTTTGTGTATCGCTCACGCTTGACCAGGTAGGTGATTGACTGTCTGTAATAGTACCCCAATCTGGTGTTTGTGCATCATCTATCAGCCCCCAAACTAACGCAAATCCGATTTGTCCAGTTCCACTAACTCCAACTGGTTGGACGTTTGTGTCTGGTTCGACAGCGACAACGCCAACTTGTGCAGAACCTGATACACCCGTGACATCAATATTTTGAGAAGTGCTGGTAGTGACCGTGCCAACCGCACTAGTCCCTGCCACGCCCGTAACGGAAGCAGATGCAGCAGCAGCAACGGATACCGAACCGATTGAACCAGTAGAACTAACGCCAGTAACAGAAGTGACGGCCCCAGCAGCAACAGTGACACTACCCACACTATTAGTTGCTGAAACACCTGTGGGAGTGACGTTAGCTGCACCCGTGACTGTAACGCTGCCAGCGGCTGAAGTGCCAGCAACACCAGTAGGACTGATGACCGCAGCGGCGGCAACAGAAACTGATCCCACAGATCCTGTTGCAGATACCCCGGTAACTGAGGTGGTCGCTTCGGCGCTGACCGATACAGACCCGACAGCACTCGTACCCGCGACACCAGTTGGCGCAACATTAGCTTCTGCCGAAACTGATACAGATCCAATAGACCCTGTTGCAGAAACTCCTGTAACTGATGTATTAGCGTCTGCTGCAACTGTGACTGATCCGACCGCAGACGTTCCCGCCACGCCTGTGACAGAGGTCGTTGCATCTGCCGCGACTGTAACCGAGCCAATCGATCCAGTTGCGGATACACCTGTGACATCGACGAGATCAGGTTCACCCCACGCATCTTCGCCCCAAGTGCCTCTGCCCCATCCAGTAATGTCTGCCACATATTATCTCTAGGCGATGCGGATTATCGCGTTTGACGCATCCGCTGCTGGGAAAGTAATCGTAAAGTCACCTGCTGTGCTCGTCTTATCTCCACCAAATGCCAACGCACAAACAGCTTTGTTAGACGCACTGCTGTTATAAATAAGTGCTCCATTCGCTGTGATTGATGCACTGGAGAATGTGAGATCTGAAAAGTCACACAATGCAGTTGTGCCAGATGTGGTTGGCGTTACTGAAGTCAGGTTTGAACCCCCACTTGAGTATCCTGTGCCACTAACCTCATTGGTTGTTGCAAATGCTGTGGTGCTTGCCCCCAGGCTTGCACTGCTTGTGAACAATGCAAGCTTGAAAGTATTACCAGTTGTTGCAGTAAAATTGTGTGTGCCAACAAGAATTTCTTGCTTGAAGGACGTACACATAGCTGTCGATATAGCCATTACAGTCTCCTTAAAATGTTAGCCATTTCTGGTTGGCCTTGTTTTTCTAATTGTGCGATTAGAGTGGTTCTATCACTTTTTATCGCTTCTTTCATATAGTATGAAATTTGTTTTAAAACGTCTTCTTTAAACGCTTCTGCTTGTTGAGCAATCAGCGGATGACAGTTACCACCAATACTAACTATCTTATTAGTTACTTGCTCTGCCCAATAATCTACATCGTGACCTTTCCATTGAGTGGTGGTTACACCAACCTTTCCTATCTCAATGCTTGGCTCTTCAACCATCATCTAGCTGCCCCTAGCAATATCATATCTGTATTCATCCCTAGAGCCATATCCCTCTCCAATCCTCTTGAGAGCGGCTACAGCACTAACAAACCTTTGCTCATATGCAGGAACTTCTTCAGGTGATTTTAAGAATGTTGCCGCTTCTACCAACGTGCCGTACAGCAATGCGTCTGGTGCGTTGGTTGATAGCCAAGTGGTCCCACTATCTGATCCTGCAGTTAGAGATGCTGGTCTAAATTTATAGTGCAACTCGAACTCATAATTTGAATCAGGCGTTGGACCCAAGATAAATGTGTTGTCATCAAACAAAGCGTAATACTTTGGAGTACCAGTTGTTGATGCGTTGGGCGTGTAGTCTCGAATAAAAGACACATGCTTGAAAAGCAGATAGCTGTAAACGCTGCTTGATATAACAGCCAAGCTATATGATGCAAGAAAGTCACTTGGTGTTGAAAGATATGTATTACTCGCTGTGGCAGTTCCTGTGACGTTCTTTCTGAACACAGGGAGCTCTACGTTCTTGAGTATTCTTTCTTCTGCCTCTTGGATGAATGTAGTTAACTGAGTATCGAATGTTGACTCAGATGTTTCACAGTAATCTTTTACGGCTGTTTTTAAACTGGCTAATGTAAAGCTCATGATATCACCACTGTTACTGTACCAACCTCTCCAGTTGCACCACTGGCCTTAAATGCAGAACCTATACTATCACCAGTTGTGGTGATCATTGCATTCGGGTTGATTGTTCTTACCACACCTTCTCCAGCTACAACTGATGGGGGTAGTTGCGGCCTTGGATCTCTTATCGCTTCCGGGTCTGCAACATGAGGTACGGGATCTATCTGTGGTGCTTTAGGCTCGTAGCATTCTCTACATACGAAAAGATTGTTCCATTCTTTTCTTAATTCTTTGTACTTATATCTAAACCCACATCTGTCACATATAGCTAAAGAGTACTTACCAGAAGCATAAGCCATTACGCACGCCTGTATGATCTGAGATTGGGAGCAATCATTAAAGATGCTCTGCTTTCATCCTGGTCAGCTGCTCGAGCAAACTCTTCTTCATACAAAGTCTTCAACAGCTGGACCCTGTCAGGAGCTCTCTTCAAAGCTATGTAATAAGCCAGACCTGCACTTAAACAAGGAAAGAATCTAAATGGTACATCAGCTGTATTAACTCCAGCGTCTGCGTCTTCGATCCTAACCAATCTATTTATGATTACCTGGTCCGTGCTGTTTTCTGCAGCTGGCCATATATATAGCCTCGGAGTTATTTGCTTATCTAAGAACCATTGGCTTGGTCTTGCCTCAGTGTCTTTATTTGGAATATTCCAATACGCAGACCTACTGATCTGATTCATCTGAATATCAGTCGTCTCACTGTTTTCAGTTCTACGAAGAATGACATCAAGAACATCGATCGTTGTAGATGTGAGGTCAAGAAACTGATCAGACTTACTGAGGGTTGTAGTGGAGTTTGTAACAGTCCACTGGTTCAACCCCCTGTTAGCCCAATCTGCAAATAAAAGATTTAGTGATCTTCTGGCTGTTACACCATCGTATCCAGTTCGATACTCAAGACCACATCTTTCAAATGCCTCTTCTATATACTCCGCAACATCTGGTTCAAAGTTGCTGCTGCCAGAAGTAGCCATTAATAACTCTTCAATACCTCAACGATAACAGTGTATGTGTCAGTGTTACTTGCTCCGATAGTGGTGAACTTGACATCACCCGTCTTACCAGAACCAGCGTCGTTTGGTATGCCAGAGAACGAAGAGTAATCGTGCATACCATTTGAGTCTGGAGAAAGAGCAATAATCAATGTATCTGTTGTAGCGTCATTCAAAAGCTCTACACCCATGCCAACGCACTGCCACCAGATCTTTGATATAGCAACTTCAGTGCAGGATGAACCTGCACTGTTTTTTGCAAGCGCGCTTACATCAATTTTTGTAACCGCTGATTCACCTGTCCCATCACTGATATTCGTAAATTTGAGTACGGCTTTTCTCTCTCCATCTTGGATGGTTTGAGAGGTTACTGTATCAGCCATAAATGCCTCCTATTACTGGTCAGCAAATGCAGGTGCAGTAGTACTCGTAACATTTCCAAAGATTTGATAGTTGGTGGTATTTAAACCAACGATAGTTACATCAAATCCAGCAGGTACGTTAAATTGAATACTGCTGTTTGAGCTTCCGTTAGAGAAAACACTGCTGATTGCGTTGCCATCTGTATCTAAGAAAGTCACGCCACCAATATAAAAGTTTGTGTTACCTGGTGTGAGGACAAGTGCATCAGTCGCATCTGCTGCCCCACCGGCATAAACAAATCTAAACACAGATCCAGCAATCGGTGCTGGCAATGTGTAGGTGTTATCCTGACCGCCGTCTGGAACAAGCAATACTCTGCCACTATGCGTTGCATTAGTTAGTGTCACATCTCCATCAGAAAGACTGACGGGTCCATCGCCAAGCGTAACAATCTCAGTGATTGCACCAGTTGATGAACTTTTGCTAATGGTTTTTAGGGTGGACTCCGATCTAAGGGGTCCGGTAAAAGTAGAAGTAGCCATATGTGTCTCCTGTCTTGGCTAATGTCAGGCGCGGTATGCACCTGTCAGGGATACAAGTTTTATACAGTAAAAAAAGAAAAGGGGCAACAAATGCCCCTTTTCATCAATGTTCCATGTGGAACATTACGCTCCTTGAGAACCAAACACACAACGTGGGTTGCTGAAGCCGAAGCTATAACGCTCACGAGCCTTGTATCTCACATTACCTGTGTCGAAATCTCCTTCCATAGAAGTTGAAATCGGAGTTCTTTCAAAATGCTTAAAGCCGTCTGGAACGTCAGTCAAAATGAAGAACGCATCAGTATCAGTCAAGAAATGGTTGACTGCATAACCTTGCGGCAGCAGACCCATATTCCTGATTGCGTTGATGTCGTTGTCGGAAGTTCCGACTCGTCCAGGTGACTCTAGAAGCCTGTCAGCGACAAACTGAAGTTGAGGAGGAACAATCAACTTGGTTCCCTGTAGGGCCAAGATCATGTTTCGATCGTCAACAAAAGTGCTGATGCTGATCAAAGCATTTTCTAAAGATGTCTCGTTAAGGTCAGCCATCGTTGTTTGACGATTAGCAAGCGTACCACCACCAGCTAATGGGTGGCTGGTGTTAATCAAAGACACTCCGTCACCACCCGTAAAGCTAGAGCTAAACGCATTGTTCAATACGTTAGCAGCTTTAACTTGCTTGGTGTGAGCCATACTTCGGGCCAAAGCCTTCGTATAACGTGCGCCAAGGCGGTCATAGAGATTATCCTCGACTGCTTCTTCCGTTAACGCGAAGCCCAGAGCGATAGTTTCATGCGTATAACGCGCTGTGAAACCTTCACTTGCACTGTCGTAGTTAACAGATTGACCTTCCGATTTGGTTTCAGCGTTGCCGAATCCAACTATTAAGACTTCTTCTTCAAACGCTCTGTCAGAAGCTTCTGTCTCAAAGATCTCAGCATGCTCGTTTTCATAACGCGCATACTCCATGCCAAATAAAGCGTTGAGTCCTGGCTCTAGCTCTTTGGCTAACTGTGCTCTTGAAATAGCCATTAGTTATCCTCCTAAGCTAATCCAGCGCCTTTAACGCCAAATATATGGTTTTGAATAACAACTAATACGTTGGTGTTTGCTGAAGCAACATCTGAGTTCTCAGGGTCACCTGAGATATCAATTGCTTTCAGTGGCAAACTCGTACCAGTTGCGCCAGTTGCTACATCCAGTTCCGCACCAGAAATACCAGTTACGGTGCTTCCAGAAGAAGTGTAGACAATATCGAAGTTGCCGAACAAGTCGGCTACTGGGAACGTATCGTCTGCTTGGATTTCAAAAACGACATTCGGATCATCAATGATAAATGCAATGATGTCAGAAGCGTTTGTGCTTGCTGGATAAAAGTTGCTGAACACTTGCTCACTGGTAGTGGGGTCCGTGTACATGCAACCATTGAAAACGCCTACAATCGGCACAGTTCCACCGTCAGCGTGTACTTCAATACCGCCTCCGGTTACCTGGGCAACCATGTCGCCCTGGAAAATACTTGTGCCATAGTTTGCAGCGATTCGATATCGGCTTTGTCCACCAGTATAGACTCCACCGCCTATCATTCTGGATGGACGCATGCCAAATGCGGCATCATTATTAGCCATCGCGTTGCCTCCTAAAAATAAACACAATCAAAAAGATTAAGTTCTACCTTTTCCAAACGAAACCTGCGTTTTCCTTTCTCTCGTCATGGGCATCGCAGGATTCTCCTCTCGCATCAAATCGTTATCAACTGCTCTCATTTGATTTTCGGTTTGCTGCTCGAAATGAGCATTACGCTCATCTGCTGTCTCTTCTGGAATCTTGCAGAGTATCAATCCACCAACACCCACTGTTCCAGCATGCTTACCATCATCAATAGTTGGTAGGTCATAGCCTTCTACTTCTGAGGGCTTAACAGGCTCAAAGCCCTCTCTAAGCCTCATGTGTACGTTGGTTTTATCATCCTCTCCTCGAATATGCGTCCTAATCCACCTGTATCTCATACCGGCAGGAGCAGGAGGCGTTTCCAGAATTTGAGGTGGAGTCCATGGTTTTCTTGCAGCCTTAGTTGACCGTGAAGAAGCACTTCTGGGAGTTCTATTAGATCCTGTCTTTGTTTCTTCGTTCATGATCTCTGTAACCTCATTTTTTGTTTTGCGTATTCCTTGAATGGTACTCCTAGCCTTTTAGCAAGTTGCTGTTCGCTAGGACTCAACTCAATCCTACGATTATTTTGATTGCGTCCAGTTCCAGTTGTGCGCGATCCGGAGACTACTTTTTGGACGGTAGTTTCATCCCCCGCGATATCAAACTTATGAGGAAAAGCTTCCCTCATCTGCTTGTTAATTTGAGAATAGTATTCATCTGATTCTAAGTCAATCTGCGTTGCAGCCAACCTATTATGAATTGCCATGACTTGATCAGTCATTGCCTGGTCAGTTCCAAACCATTCATTCTCTTCTGCCCACTGTTGAGCTCTCGCAGAAGGCTCTTGATAGACAGGTTCGTTCTGTGGTTGCCCGTAAACGGGATTAGTAAGACCTTGCTCACGTTGAAGATCTTCAAAGGTTTGCTCCTGGCTGGCCTCTTGATTTTCCAACCAGGCCTGATACTGAACTTTGTAATCCTCATAGTCCTGCTTGTACTTATTCAACGCTGCTCTATCAGCTTCTGCTTGTGCAATAAGTTGTTGAGCATCTGCCATTCTGTCTGGATCACCAGACTCATAGGCAGTCTTATAGGCATTCTTTGCAGCTTGTGCTTGAGTTTCCACTCTCGTTTCAAACTCATCTCTATACCCCTCTTGAAGGCGCATATTTTCTTGAGATGATGATTGTTGAGAACTAAGTAACTGGCCTGAAAGATTTTTGTTTTGCTCCTGCAGTTCTTTTACATACTGCAGTGCTTGTAGTTCTCTTCGTTGAAACTCTTTTGCTTGCGCGACAGCTTTGTTTATTCTGTCCTGAGAAGTTCTTGTTCTGCGCTCTGCCTCAGATAATTCTTCATCTTCATCTATCGGCTTTGCATCAAAGTCTTCTTTGACTACATCTTCTGTAATCGGTTCTATTTCTTGAACATCCTCTTCATCGAGGTCGATTACTGCGACCTCTTCGGATGTTTCTTCTTCTACTCTTCTGTTTTCTGGAAGCGAGGCTTTCTCAATATTCTCATCATTAAGATTAGCCAGAGCTTCGGTTAGTGTTTCTTCAGCCATGTTTTCACCTATGCAGATTTAATATCGTCTGGATTTAGTATTGTTCCGATCACTTCATCATCATTAATAATTCTGACTTCATGATCATCCTCTAGTGCAAAGCGAGCTCCTGCATATCTACCGATAAGCACCCAATCTCCTTTCTTGCACCATGGTATGCCCTCAAACTTTGTATCGTCTTTGTAAGCCAAAGGACCGACCTTCAATACATAACACACTGATGTGGCTAGGTTTTCTTTATCCACAGTGGAATCAAGAAGGTGTATACCACCATCAGTGATACCTTTTCCCTTGTATGGCAAGACTAGAAGTCTCCACCCAGAGGGGTCAGGCATTCGTTCAACCAGTGATTTATCTAACACGGTGGGGTCTAAGACCCGTTCTTCTTCGCTAACATATGCATCCGTAACGGACGGTTTTGCGATAGTGTCCAGTTTTGGCTCACTCATCGAGTTCATCTCCCTGTATGTGCAACGCTTCTTTTAGATCCTGTCGTAGGGTGCGAAGCATTGATAACTCACCCATGACAAATTTATAGTCCTCCATATCTTTTATGTTACCTGAAGTAACATAGTCTACATGTCCCTGCTCGTATTGATTCAGTTTTTTATATATGTAAGACGCGAGTGCAACTGAATCCATCTGTTACCTAATCGGACCTGATACACCTGGCGGCAGATTTAATAATCTTGGATCTGGTGCAATTCCAACTGGTTCTATCTCACCTGTGCCTGGATTAACACGAGCGCCACTTGCAGGTTCTCTTCTACGTTCTACCTGCTCTGGCATTGTTGCACTTGCAAGTCCTGCATAAGGAAGCAACGGAGCTATAGGCATTGGCTGTCCGTATCCACCAAACTGTGTTTGTGGCACTGCCAATGTTGGCATTTGATAAGTCGGATACTCAGATGCTCTTATATTTCCACCGGGCTGCATCATTCTTGCTCTTGTTTCTTGCATTTGTCTTTCATAATCATCCCTAACAGATGGGTCAAAAGACTGCCCAACAATATTTATTGGTCTATATGCATCTTGAAACCCTTTGAATGGATCAACGCTCACAAGCCGTGGTTGTGGTGGAGGTGTTGGTGCGGAAACAGGATCTCCAGGTGGTCTTTGTCCTGGTTGATCCATGAACACCTCTCCAGGCATTACATCACTTGGAGGTGGCGGCATTGGGGGTCTTACTACAGGTGGTGGCGCAGGTGGTAAATCTGGTGCGGGTTCTCTTCCAATATCCGGTCCACCAACTATTTCACCTGGCTTGTACCCAATTGGTCTTTCTGAAGTTTCTACAGGAGGTTTAGATACAGCAGGAATAGTTACCTGACCAGCACCAGGAATATCAATTACTTTTGGTATCTTGATATCTAGGTCTTTGATGATCTTATCGATATCTTCTCTTGTAGGAGTATCGACTCGAATATCTTCTCGCTCTCTGATCCTGCCTTTCTTTGGTGTCTTTACTTCTTTTTTAGGTTTTGCTTTTACCTCTGCCTTTGGCGCAGCAGGGGTTGTTGATGAAAGCCTAATTTCTCCAATACCTGGTACATTAATCACTTCTGGTATGTCGATTTGAACGTCTTCTCTAGACCTTGGTCTTGCAGCAACTTTTGCTTTTGCAGGAGCTTTTGGTTTAGGAGTTGTATCTACTCTAGTAGGAGGTTCAGGTTCACCACGGGTAGGTCTTCTTTTTTCTATCTTGCCCTTTGCAACTTTAGCTGGTGTTTTTGGTTCGGCTTTTGGAGGCTTAGGAGGTTTGGGAGCTTCTTTCTTTTTTTCTATTGCTTTTGCAAACTCATCTGCTGAATAGGTCTTCTTAGCTCCAAACGCATCCAAAGTATATTTACCAGTAGATGGATCGAATGAAACTTTGCCATCTCCTGATTTGCCAAGAGCAGACTGATTAAACTTATCAATTAATTTTTGATCTACTTTCTTTGGCTTGTATGTACCCGCTATTTTTTGATCAAGGATATCTTGATCTTTCTTTCTTCTTGCAGTTACACCTGACTTATCTTGAGCTTTCTTCTTTAAATCAGCGGCTTTTTTCTTTTGAGCGCCCTCTTTCTTTTCAATCTTTGCAAGAGCTTTCGGGCTGTACAAACGCATCTCTTGTTTAGGACCAAGATAGGTAACATATTTACCAGTGGCAGGATTAAGTATCTGACGCTCCATGCCGCCGATAGATCTTCTTCTGCCGAGAGCTCTTATGCCTCGTCTTTTCTTGGCTTTCACCATCCGAAACTTCGGCTTGTCTCCTACCATCTCTGGTTTTCTAGCCATCAATAACCTCCAAATGGACCGCCAAAGGTTTGTCTTTGCATTCTAGGAGCCATGGGTGGGGCATATCCTTGATATCCACCTTGCATGCCACCCATTTGTGGCATGCCTCCACCAAAGCCGCCTCCAAATCCTTGTTGACCGCCCATACCGCCCATACCTTGGCTGTTGAACATTTGATACAACTGCATCATAGACTGAACAAAATTCATAAACTGGTTTATGCCACCTTGATTTCCTTGAGGCATAAATCCACGCTGCATCTGTGCCTGATTATCTATTCTTAAATTTGATAATCCAGGTAATCCTACTGGTTTTGGAGCTGGAAAAAGATCAAAAGTTTGTTGGTCGGGGCTTCCCATACCCAAACCTCCTGATGCGCTTGGCATCGCTTTCATTGAATTACCTAAATTTGGTTTACCAAAAAGCTGATCTAAAGCTCCTGTTTGTGCGTTAGAAAGACGAAGCATTTCTTGTTTTACCTGATCAGGAGTTTTAGCAAGGTCTGTTTGTCTTTGTGTATCAACTTGCGCCTGAAGTCTTGTTGCCTCATCTTTGGTGACATATCTAGTTGGACCCTGATCCATTTGAGATGGATCTGGCACCAACTCGCCAGAATTTATTCTATTTTGATATGCTTGGTTCTCTGCGCGAACCTGAGCTAGATAGTCAGCATTGGCTTGTCCAAGCATTTAGTAAACCCCTGAGAACCTCTTACCTCGAAGAGCAGCACCACCGCCTCGCATTTCACCAGAGCCATATGGCTTAGGTGCGCCAGGATTAGGCACATCTTCTGCCTTCGCATAATTGACAGTGCCTTGGTCTTTGATTGTGACACTGCTGTCTGAAACTTTAGGGTCACTGAAAGATGTTTGACGTTTGATTGGATTCATCATGTTTTCCTATTTTTTCTTAGCGGGTGCTTTTTTCGCGGCAGCTTTTTTAGCAGGTGCTTTCTTAGCTGTAGCTTTCTTCTTCGGAGCAGGTGCAGGTTTTTCTGTAACTGGCTCTTCAGGTGCTTCTTGTTTAACTATTTCTTCTGCTTCCAAGATACGACCTTCAAGCTTTGCAAGACGCATCTCTTCTTCTTTCCGGTTTGCAGCTTTCTGATCTGCTGCTCTTTTTGCTCTGACACTACTGGTCATTATCTACCCCCAAAAAAGTTCTTGGCCATGTTCTCTGCAGTCTTTGCCATCTGCTGTTGTCTGGCCACATCAATCCTATCCTGTGCAGTATCGTTCTTCATGTCTGCAATGGCAACTTGTGCTGCTAATCTCTCATCACCGATATCTTCCTGATTATCGATTCTTCTTCTTTCGAGATCAATTCGCTGCTGTCCTTCGCTGGCTTTACGATCCACATCCGCTGCCTTGATATCAAGCTCTTCTTTTCTCAGTCCGACCAAAGGATCTTCCTGATCTGGAGCTGCAAACTGAGGAGCCAACTCTTGTAGAATCTGTGTGGTCAACTGAGCAACCTTGTCTTCAACGACCAGCATCATCTGCTGCTGCATTTGTTGTCCCTGTTGTTGCATCATCGGATTAGTCATCGCTTGTTGCTGAACAACTTGTAGTTGTTGTTGCATGTTCACCACTTCTGGGTCTTGCATAGCAGCCTCACGCGCTTTGAAATCAACATGCTGATAGATATGTGACTGAATCAAAGCCAAACCTTGTTGCTGTCCGGGTGGTACATTCTGAACTACAAAGGTGCTGTACAGCTGTAAGTGTGCAGCGATATGTGCATCGTGATCTTGATCTTGAAAAGCTTGTGCGGGTTGTCCCTGCAGGAATCCTGAGTTCTCCATAGCAGAAGATACAGGTTGCGGCTGTGGTGGTGCAGGTAGTATCTGATCAACCTGCTGTATGCCCATCGCCTCATACATCCTGCGATACGCATTGTAGATACCCATCGGTCCATGAATCTGTGGATTGGACTGAACCATCTGTAACATCTCTTGAGCCATCATCACGCGCTGACTCATGGAGAATATATTCGGGTCTGATACAGGTAGTATGTCGATACGATCGTCAAAGTCAGTTGCCATCAACTGCTGCTGACCATTCGCAATCATATATGGATACGCTTTGACAGGTGACTCTTTAATCACTCTTGCAAGCAGATTGAACTCAATCTTCTGCGAATAGTGCAGTCGCTTGTGTATCGCGCTCATGACTCGACTACCTCTTTCAAGAAGCGCAATCGTTGTACCCACAGGTGCTTGTTGGTTGCCGTCACCAACCTGCATATCAGCTATTGATGCAAAGCGTTTACCTGAATCAACCAACATACCAAGTAGCGATAATAGTGTGCCGCTTGGCTCCTTGAAAGGTAAAGGCAACAAGGCATCACGTAATGATCCACCAGGTGCGTCCATGTCCCTAAACTCACCTGGCTGGAGGGGAGTATCATCGTCCCTGATCCTAATGCCTCGTGCCTTAAAACCTGCTGGAAGGTTTGCCAAAGTACCCGCATCAATCAACTGCCGTAAGATCGAAGTCGAGGCTTTAGACAAACCACCAATCATATGGGTTAATCCAAACCCATAGAATCCAACACCGGGTAAAAACTTGTAATGTACAAAATAATCTATGCGCTTACGCATCGGATCATTCTGGTTGTAATTTCTTCTTATTGATAAAACAGCAGACTGTTTGGGCAAAATCGTTACGATATACGGTAGTTTGATACCTGTTTCGTTGCCCTCTGCATCAATGTCCTCGAATCCTGGCAGATCAAGGTCCATGTGTATTTCGTAGAGCTCAGACTCGTAGTCTCCTCCCCCCGAAGGCTTTACGCCCTGTAGCTCATCTATCTCTTCTTCAACTTCATCATAGCTCTCGCCATCAGAGCCACGGTTCGATATTGCAGTCTTTTTGTAGAAACCAGACTGTTGCAGCTTTCTCACTTCATTCGTTGGCATATCCACAACGTGAGTGATACGCACTGCGCTTTCCAAACTGGTGGTGCCATACGGAACAATCAGTTTTTCAGAAGGTATGAAACGAGATACAGGTCTGCCTATCGCCTGATCAAAATGAACCTTACGAAACGCGCTGCCTGATAGCGGCAGATAAAACAACAACTGGTCTGTCTCAGGGTCATACTCTTTCATCTCCTGCATGAGGAGATAGTTCATGTATTCCTGAACACGAGATGCTTGCAGATCAGTAGCTGGTGTACCCATGCCAACAGTTTGTGTCTTGACCGGACCACCAGCTGGTAACAATTCTTTGTAGGCTGTGGCCTGAAACTGTGTGACTGATTCTGCTAGAAGGGGATGAATGACACCAGATGCACCATCAAACGGTTCAGTCCGGTCTTCAAACTTCATCCCCAGGAATTCAAGTCCTTCCTTGTATTGATCCATCCAATCTTTGCGTGAGGCTTTATCATCATCGATATCAGTCATGCAGTCGCTGAAGACCCTTCCCAAGTCTCCCTCTTCCATCATCTCCGCAAGATTGTCGTTGAAACCTATCATTGGCGCATCAAGCATATCTGCTTCGCCAAACACCATGGTGCCATCGTCCAGAGTCTGAACGTCTTCTTCTTCTATGAATTGATCGTCTTGACCCTCTACGCCAATAACTATCTCTTTGGACGAATCCTCGATATCGAGTTCATCCATATCAATATCATCAACGCCTTTTTCAATTGCCATGGCTTACTCTTTGTCTGCGTACAGGTTGTCAAAGATTCTATTGACATCCAAAGTATAATCCAAGTCCGATTTGCTGTAGTGGATATGCTGTGACGGTTTAAAGTCTGGCGCACCATTACCTGTCTCAAACCAGGCTGGATGAGTCACCCTAACACGATTGTTTGGTAGCGCAACAATATTTCCTGTCCATGGCCCCGCATCCAACAATTCCATAACGTGTGATTGTTTGTGTTGTGCAGGATCATCAGCAATCTCATTCTCTGCATAATCAACAGTGAAATAATATTTTGCAGGATAGAACTCGCCATCGATCTTAGCCAGCCATGGACATGGAGTGCATCGATCAAGCACATACACTGCATGTGTGTGCGAAGAACAATCCCAGGGTTGTGCATCATGAACAGCCATCGGTTCAGGCCATTCTTCAAAAGGTGTATCAGCAACTAGCGCAGTGATAGGCATTCGCGCCCACATAGCACCGCCGTGTACATTAGGCTCGTCTTCTTCATCTGCTTCACAGCCAGTAAAGATCACCTGAAAACTCAGGCATCTCGTTGGCATAGTGGTAACAGCAATCACCATGGCGTGTAGAAACTCGCCATGGTATCGCTCGTGATTAACAGTGTATTCCCTTCTTACCCACGCTTTAAAGTGCGGGATATTGCTTTGGAGATAGGGCAAAATTTTTCCTTATTTTAGTGCTTTTCCATATCCTCTTAGTGCTACACCAACTCCGCGAGGCTTCCCTCTGCGAACTCCACCTTTGCTTGCACTCTTAGATTTCATGGCTGGTCCACCCTTGGCGTAACCTTTCTTGGTCATAGCCCCACCCTTCTTGATTCCAGGTACGCCACGACCTCTCAGGATATCCTTCTGTGTGACCTTTCCATCACCTGTCAGATCAGGGAACTTACCTGCAGCACCGCCTTTCTTGTAGCCTTTCTTCTTCATGGCAGCGCCACCCATGGCGTAGCCCTTCTTCATCATGCCGCCCATGGCCTTACCACCGGGTCTGCGACTCTTACCACTGGCAGGAGAGGTGAACTTTTTCTTTTTGTCTTTGTCTGCTTTTCTTACAAAATCAATAAGACCTCGATCACCACCAAACTTTTTGTCTTTACCTAAAAGAACTCGCTTGGCTCCACCGACAGTGCCGCCAACAATTCGGCTGACAATATTTTTCTTTTTCTTTGTGGTGGTTTTTGCAGTAGATCCTGCACCCGCACCACTACCTTTTGCGGCAGGTTTCGGAGAAGAAGACTTAGGTTGAGGTGCAGGTGCAGAAAACTTTTGCGCGCCTCCAGCTAATCCTTTTTTCTGTGCTGCTCTTGATCTTCCACCAGTTACATTTTTAGGCTTCTTGTTAGCAGCCGCTTCTTCGGCCATTTTCTTTCTGGCAGCTTCAGCTTTCTTTCTTGACTGAAGCCTAGTTGTTCTTTTGGTTTCCTTAACAGGAGCAGCCTCCCTTTCAGCTACTCTTTTGGCAGCTTGTTGGTCTCTCCTCGCTTTTCTACTGGTAGTCGGTTTTTTTTCTTCTTCAAAAAGAGATAACTTCTTTTTTCCCGCTGCCTTCATCCTTCCTGTAGCCATCAGTTCCTCCTAATAATATGCGCGCTTCGCACGGTAAACTTCCTCTTCAATCTCGTCAGAATAAAGGTTAATAAAGTTACCTTGCCTGAACCTTAATATAGCTTGGGTAGTGGTGTCCACATAATCATCATTCGGTGCAAACGGGAACGCCGCACATTCCTCAATTACCTCATCCGCAAACATTTTGTCAGGCGCCCAAACCATACCAGCCTCGAAAACAGGGCTGACCGCATGAACACGAGTCATCTTATCGTTGCCCCGACTCGGCCTATAGTTCACAACAGGGATACCCATCGCTCTCAACTCATGCGTCAGGGGCGTACCACTCGCCTGTGCCTCCACCAACACCATGTCAGGGCGGTATTCGTTGTACTGCTCCTGTGCAATAAACTTCAGATCCGTAAAATCCCACCGGCCTCGCTGTGCATCCAACAAAATAATCGCATCACCACTGCCCTCACCTGGAGAAAACACCCCCCAAGTCGTAATCGCACTGTAATCTGCAGTTTCTTTCTTGGAAAACGCCGTATCATAGCTCTGGATCACGTAATGACACGCAGGTGGGGTCTCACTGTCCCAAATCTGCCACCAATCACGCTTGATAATCGCCCCTTCTTCCGAAGTTGGGTTCTGTTGGTACTGTGCATTCCACTTTGTAACCGGAATCGAAGCCTTAACACTCTCCAACTCCTCTTTTTGCCAGAACTCAGGCCACAAAACCTCGTCTGTGTCCTCAAAAATGGCTGGTAACTCGATAACTTCCCACTGATCAGAGTTCAATTCAGTCTGTCGAGTCAACAAACGACCCGTCAGGTCCATTGTAGACCACCTCGTCATGACAATAACGATCGCACCACCTGGCTGTAGGCGCTGTCTGGGTCCAGATGTGTACCATTCGTAGCAGGAATCCAATAGATTCATGCTCATCGCGTCTTGTTCAGAGTGCGGATCGTCAATAATCAATAGATCTGCACCTCGACCTGCAATCGCACCACCTACACCAGCCGCAAAATACTCTCCACCCTTCGATGTTTGCCACTTACCCGCACTCTTTGAGTCAGCAGCTAAGTTAACGTCTTGAAAAATTTTGGTATATTCCTCCGTGTCCATAAGGTTCCTGACCTTTCTGCCAAAATTTATGGATAAGTCAGCAGTGTGAGTGGTCTGCATAATTTTGAGATTGGGCTGGAGTCCCATCATCCAACTCGGAAAGTAGATTGAGGCAAACTCAGACTTTGTATGACGAGGTGGCATGTTGATAATCAGCCTTTTCAACTCCCCCTTCGCAACCGCCGTGAGCCTTTCTGCAATCACACGGTGGTGTTCACCCTCAATAAACCCAGGCCAGATATATCTGATGTACTCCATAAAGGAGTCCCGGCACGCTTCCTGTGTGTTCAGGAAATCAAGTCGGTCCTGCAACTGAAGGATCTCCTTCATGTCGCTTTCAGCTAGGTGGCCTAAGTTGATCAAATCTTTTTTTTGAGTAGTTGTGCGTGGTGAATGTTATTTATACACACACAGTATGTCTACACACTGTTTTGGGGGGTGGGGGTCGACCTAAAGGTCGATCAACTTTTTGGGTTTCGCCGATAGGGACCCGCGCCTTAACAAAACTGTTAGCAGGATCGCCTAAACAAAACTGTTAGCAATGCGCCTAAGTTTTATTGTTAGAAATGCTAGTCAAAAAAGATTAATTATTTTTGTAATAGTTCTGCGTTCTAGTCGTTATATATATGAACAACGTGGAAAACCAATGCAAAAAAATAACATCATAGAAATAGAACCGTACCTAAAAGAGATCGCTAAAGAAAAACTTATTGATTTCGTATGCGAACAACATGAAGGAAGCGAAGAAGAGCGTAGATATATTCGAGGATATCTACGAGCTGAACTATCAGACAATCCTGAGTTTTGGCATAAGATCAGATTAATGCATGAAAAAGAATAATAAAAAGATTGTGCTAATTTAATAATTACTGTAATCTTTAGCATATTGCTAAAGAGCAATAAATTTTTCTTAAACAACAAGTGAGGTAAGAATGAAAAAGCCAAACATCACAATCGAGAATGTTGAGTCGATATCATCTCTTAAGAGATTGATTCAAAATAGAGATCTTCTAAGAGAAGAATTAAACCAAGACCCAAGAAAATTACTGTTAAACAAAATAGAGAATAAGATTAATTCTCAGCTTGGTTTAAGAAGTGATACTAGAAAGTTAATCGATGGGGTATTCGACGGCTCTATAGCTTGGTCGATGAAAGATATGCCAAGAATAGAAGAGTGGTCTTCTGTCAGTGCAATCTACAAGGGCGCGAAAATCGAAATACCTAAGCATTTAAAAATTAGTGATCTGGAATATAGATACAATTACGTTAGACCATCAAAAGGCTATAGTAAGGTATCTTGGAGGACTGTATAATCAAACCATCGGGAGGACTTCGGTCCTCCCATTCTTAAAAAGAGAGAGAGTAAACATGAAAAACTTTTATCGAACAAAAGGCGCTTATTTTCTAGGCGTCATTCTCAGCGCGCTATCTTGCGTCTACACCATCGCATCACTCAACTATCTAGGCTACACAATCAATATAAGCTTTCATGCTCTGATAGGAGGAATGATAGTTGGCTTATCGATTGCCACAATCATTTGGGTTTCTACTTGGATAGGCTCCGATAGGGAGGACTCATAATGGACGATCGCGAAGCACAAAAAAAGGCAGACAATGGTTCGGTTATCCTCCAGTTAATTCTGGAGGATATGACCGAAGAGGAAAAAGAAAAGCTTTACGTTAATGACATTCTTCCCAGAGATAAGAGGTCGATTAACGAAATAGTGGACGATTCATAATGGATCGCGAAGACAAAACCCCATGCGACGAGTGTGGGGTTCTCGAACATGAACGCAGTATGAATTTTGTAGGTGATAAATTTGTCTGCGTTCATTGTGAAAACAATCTTGAAAATGAAATTGAGGAGTAAAAAATGAGACCATTAAAAACAATAGCATGGGATATTGAAAACGATTGGCAGGAAAAAGTTAATTATGCAGCGCGTCCCTACTTGGAGGCGATGCATTATCTGGATAGTGTTACCGATTATTTTGGGGCAGATTCCGGACGATCGATAGTCGCATATTTCCTAAGTAACGCGAAAACCTGGCGGGGTCCAAAAGCGAGAGAGATCAAGAAAGAATTAAATTCTATGATCAAGTGATCCAGGGCAATCCAACAAGGGCAGTTAATTACTGCCCTTTTTTTTGCGCGCGCCTGGCCAGTGCGGCAGAGCTCTTATATAAAAAAGCTCGAGGCCGCAAGAGCTCGCAAGCTTGAGCACAAAAAAAATATAACAAGGTCGCAAGGTCGCAAGTGATCAGCTGCCTGGCCGATTGTGCCTAAAAATAAATTAGATATTACTGTCATTAATTGTTAATATTGATACTTCAAAGCAAAAGGAATCTAGATATGAAAGTATCTGAAGCTCGAGAGATTGTTGGCGGTCTCTCAAAAACTAGCAAAATGCCATGTAAGTCTTGGGGGATTAGTGCGAAAGCTTGCAAGGTAGGAAGCAAACTAGCAAAAATTGAAGGCAGCGTTTGCCATGGGTGCTACGCTCTGAAGGGCGCTTATGTTTGGCCGACTGTAGAAAAAGCTCACGCACGAAGACTCGAAGCGATATCAAATTCAAATTGGGTTGATGCAATGGTGACGGCTATCAATGGCGATGAATATTTCCGTTGGTTTGATAGCGGAGATATACAAAGCGATGAGCATTTAAAAGATATTGTCAGAGTCGCAAAGCAAACACCCAAAACCAAACACTGGTTACCAACTAAGGAATATCTAATCGTTGCGCGATTCCTAAGACGATATGAATTCCCTAAAAATTTAGTGGTGCGTGTATCGTCGCCTCATATCGACCAAGAACCATTGAAGCAATATAAATACACAAGCACGGTACATGTTACTAAACCATTCGGGCGCGAGTGTATTGCCTACAAACAAAACAACGAATGCCAGGATTGCAGAGCATGCTGGAATCCAAGAATCAAAAACATTAGCTACAAGTATCACTAGGGGAAACTATGAAAAAGTACATTGTCACGGTTGATCTCAAAAAAAGCATCACATACGAAGTCGAAGCGAACAGTGAAAGCGAAGCTTATGAAAAAATGCACAGCGCTCACTTTCCAGACGCACTTAAGCCAGTACACTTCCGAACCGGGGAGCCGATACCTGGCATAGAGTATAGCCATTGCGAAGTTTGGCAGAACGAAATCTGGAACAATATTAGAGAGCTTGAAGAGTGAGCGAGAGCTCACCCCGCCGCGCCGACCTGGTCGCACGCACACACATCAAATCAGGGCGCAAGTCCGCAAGCACGCAAGGTCGCAAGCAAATAAAAAAAATAAGTCCGCAAGTCCGCAAGTTTTGGATCGCAAATAAAAAAACGAAAAAGGTCGCAAGCTCGACAGCGCACGCACGCACGCGCAGGGGGGCGCAAGCCCACCCCCACCCCAATGCAAGGGGGGAGAGCGGAAAGGGGCTGTACGCAGCTTACAAGCGCTGTGAGAGGGGGGGATGCAGATTCCCCCACCCAATATCTGTGAATCTGCTTTTGTAAATAGATAATTTAATTAGCTTGCGAATGATACCCCAATGCATTACGATCAAGGTTCTTAAATAAAAGCGAGTATCTAAATGAGAGACTACCAAGTGACTGTCACCACCACTGTGACAAGAACATACGAAGTCAGAACCTTCAGCGAAGAGAGTGTCAGGGCCATTGATTGGCATCTTTGGGACGATGTCGTTGAGGTTGAGATGAAGAACAAACCTTCCGGTGATATGCACAAAGAGTTCAACGTCAAATTTATTGATGAGATTGTTGACCCAGTTGAATCGATGGACGTTGAAGTTGAGGAGGTATCCAAGTGAGTGAAGTTCAATCAAGAATCACATTGAAGTCCATCAAATATACTGCATGGGCTAGTCAGGAAACGCACTGTTTCCAAGCGGTCATCTACCTTGATGGCAAGAGAGCACTGAATGTCGAGAACGATGGTCGAGGTGCTTGCAACAATTACTGGAACACAAAAGATCAGACTACCGAAGAAGGCAGAGAGATGCTGGCCGAATGCGGAAAGCACGCATATGAATTCCTCAAAGCGAATCGTGCTCTAACCATGGAGGTGGATGGTGAAACGATTGATATGTCTGATATGCCAGATTCTGAATTACTGGATTGGCTGATAGCTGATCTTGTCAATGAGCATCTCTGTCTGAAAGAGATGAAGCGATGTTTGAAAAGTAAGATTACCCTTTTCGATACCAAAGATAGTGGTGTCTACACTTTCAAATCTAAACCAACCCCCGAAGCTATGTCCGCTTGTAAGAAAGCGAACTCAGACAAAGACCATTGGGTCTATCTGAATGATCTTTCCGAACAAGAAGCTTTCAAACTATGGAGAAAATCAAGTGCCTAATATTTGTGAAAATGAACTGTCCATCTACGCTGATGGAGATGATCAAGAAGCTTTGTTGAAGAAGCTAACTAAGCGACTTGAATCTGAAGAGTCTGTCTTCGATTTCAACAAGCTGGTTCCATCCCCTGATTGGGACAACACACCCAACGAAGATGGTGAACTTCCTGTTATCGATGAAGATGCGCCTGAGTTTATGCATGTAAAGAAGTTCCCTTCTAGTGGTAAATCTGATGACCGTTGGTACAACTGGAACTGTAATAACTGGGGAACCAAGTGGAATTCTTTCAATGCAGAGAGAGAAATATGTGAGTACGGTGACCATGTTCAATTCAAGTTTCAAACTGCATGGTGTGCTCCTGTAGAAATCTTATTGGCTTTGCGAGAACAGTATCCTGATCTGCAATTCAACTGGTTCTATCGAATAGAAGAGTGGGAAGATTGTGGCTTCCTTCATAGGGAGGTGTAGTCATGACGATAGCGGAAGATTTAAAACAATCGGTCAAAGCATTGGTATGTCACGAGATGGACATTGTCCATGATGGTGATTGGTTCAAAGACTTTGTCAAAGGCATTGTTGATGAACGCTTAAATGAGATCCAAGATTCTGAGAAAGATTCTGATGGTTGGAAAGAATCTGGGGTTGAAGGTTGGTGGACAAGGCTATCTGGAGATAAATATTTTCTTGTGAGATGGGGTGAAGGATATTCAACCAAAAGACCAACAGTGTATGAGGCTAAAGAGATAATCGAAAGTAGCGATTGGCACTTGGGTTGTGACTTTATCGACTCTCTCATAGACGCCACGCCTTCAGACAAACTCAAGTTCACTGATCTGTCTGGAGACGTTTACTTTGAGTGCATAGATAACTCATGAAGGTTCTTGATCTATTCTCAGGTATAGGTGGATTCTCATTGGGTCTTGAGTGGGCAGGAATGTCCACCAAGGCCATGTGTGAGAAAGACCCATACTGTAGAAAAGTATTAGCCAAGCACTGGCCTGATCTAACCATTCACGAAGACATAAGGGATTTAGATGGAAAAGAATACGCCAACTCAATTGATGTTGTGGCAGGGGGATTCCCTTGCCAGCCTTTCTCCCAAGCCGGAAGAAGGAAAGGACGATTCGATGACCGCCATCTCTGGCCTGAGATGTTTAGAGTCATCAAAGAATCCAAGCCAAGATGGGTTATTGGAGAGAATGTTTTTGGCTTCATCAACATGGCACTCGACGATGTGCAATCTGACTTGGAGAGTGAACAATACGAAGTCAGGAAATTTGTATTACCGGCTGTTGCCGTCGATGCGAAGCACAGAAGAGATCGATGCTTCGTTATTGCCTACTCCAACAGCGACCTCATACGGAACAAACCAAGGTGGGGCGATGGGGAGAACGGGCAAGGTTCGCCCATCTCTACAGACCATGGCGAAGCACAATCTATGGCCAACTCCAGATGCGAGTCAAAGAGGTTCTCGTTCAACCGATCTGGTGGTGAGCGAATCAGAAGTGAAGAGAAGAGGCAGCGGTCAGAAGAGGGGGATGGATTTACAAACAGCGGTCAAGCTTTGGCCTACACCAACGGTGAAAGGCAATTACAACAAAGAGGGACTGAGCAAGAAGTCGGGAGATGGGTTGGCTACAGCAGTGAACAAGATGTTACCCACACCAACGGCGAGAGATTGGAAGTCAGGGAAAGCATCGGAGAACACACACAATCGGAACTCCAGACCATTGAACGAAGTGATAGCAAGAGAAGAGAAAACATCTGGCTCCCTGAACCCGGAGTGGGTCGAGTGGCTCATGGGGTTCCCGGTAGGGTGGACAGACTTAAAGGATTAGGTAACGCAGTAGTACCTCAGTTGATACAAGCGATTGGGGAGATAGTAATCAAAGCAGATAGGGAGATTTATTCATGAGAGCAGACATAGTCGTAAGGAACCATGAGTCAGAGCATGGTCTTGATACCCATGTTCTGGAAGCAAACTCATTCGGTGGGTTATTGAAAGAATACACTAAGCTTCTGCGTCAGAAATGCATCCATGAGGATGAAGTCATGCACGCGAACTTTGTATCAACCAAAGTCTCTCAGTTGTCTGGCTCACACAATGAGTGATGAACTTGAAACGAGGGGTGGATTGAGAGAGAACTCATCCACCCTTCACCGGGCAAAGAAGATCCGAAAATTTAAATGTGCATGGTGCGGCGTGAGTTACTCGAGCATCCAGGCTCAATCGAAGTTTTGTTGTCATGAACACAAGCTCAAAGATTACAGAGCTCGCAAGGCATTCAAAAATAAAAAACGAGTATCTGAGTTAGCCCGCAAGGGTAAGAACTTCAGACCGCATCGTCTTCACCTGGCACAATTTCGTATTGCTCAACTTGGTATGATGAAGTTGAAGAATAAAGATCTTCATCTTCTGAGTTCGCAAGGTCTGAGTTCGCAAGCACACGTTCCTGTAGTTGGGGAGCAAGCTGATTAGACTCAATGAGTTTTCTTAGTCTTGCCTCCACCTCATCTCTATCCATCTGATCAATGCGCCCATGTTTGATCTCCTTCTTATCAACCATGAGTCCACCAAGTTTTGCTCTGCCCAGTTCTGCTTGTACCGCCGCACTGAACTTCCCATCTTCAACTGCAGCATCTCTGATCATCTGAAGATCACGCGCAACCTTTTCAAAAGTAATCTCATACTTCTTCTGATATCCCTCCTGCAAATCCTTGATCGTTTCTTGAATATGCAAAAACCTGGAGTCATTCAAAAGCATCGATGCGCTTTGTGCTGGGTAAGCATACCCTGCTCGATGGGCGCACTCTGTATTGGTCAGATCGTTGTGAACATACAGCTGCACAAACTTCTGTTGTTTCTTAGTCAGTCTCCTGCGCTTGTATTTTTCTGGCGCATATCGCTTCGGGTTGCTGAGAATGTCATCATCAACATCAATCGCTTCAAGCAACTCTTCCTTGATCTGCAACGCAGTGTTCTCACTCATTAAATCCTGTCCTCACTCTGTAAATTTTCATGCTTTAATTTTTTTATTTAAAAATTTTTTTTTCTTTTTTTCAACTCCTCTAAGAGGGGAGAAGGGGGGTTCCCGTAGGGGAGAACTATTAAGAGTTCTCTCCCCCTCTTTAGAGGTGCACCTCGTGCACCTTGCACCACCCTTATAAATCAATGACTTACATAGGGGTAGGTGCAAGGTGCACGGTACTGCACGCTGCACCTTTGCACCTACGTGCACCTACTATATAAATCAATGACTTAGCTCATTTTTGAGGGGGGTAGGTGCAAAATGAAAAACACCCCTTGCACCTACCCTTTTGCCCAAAAGTAAATCGATCCCGAACCTAGAATTTACTTTAAGTTTCTGCTCTAAGTATTTTTTCATGAGCCTCCTCAACGCCCTTTTCTTTCTCTGCTTTTGCCTTGTGTTTGTTGATCTCAACAGACGCTCCACCCTCCTTCGCTTTGTCTTCTGCTATCTTGAATCCGACATCTGCGTTGTGCTCAGGTGTTGCGAACTCGCGCTTGCTCATCGATGTGATTGAGCAGCCGATCAACTCCATCTTGCCCGTCGAGCCGCCACAGTTCAGTTGCTTCACAAACGGGTGATTGTGAAAGTCACCAAAGTAAATGTTCTGATAGATCTTTGAGTTCACTTTGCCGTCTTCATCAACGTAAGTGAACACCACCTCACATGGGTTGTTTGACACGTTATGCCTCCTTCTTCTTTCGGGTTACTGTTCTCCTTGTCTTTCGTTTCGCCTCCTCGTCCTCTTTCACAATCTTCTGCAGTCTCTCGATCACAGATTCAAGATCATCCATCATAGTCGATACCTCTTCTGCTTTGTCTAACATATCCTCGAACCTCCTTATGTAGTTCTCTATCTTCTCCTCACTCAAATCAAACTCTAAACTTACCTTTGCCATTCAAATCTACCTGATGCTAGAATCTTTGTACCCTTTTGCTTTGGGGTATGCCTCACTGTCGATCTCCCAGGCTGGACTCCTCACAGTCTATGGCCAATCAAATCTGGCAGTGAGGCTTTTTTATACACCACACATCCCATCGCACTCATCCATGAAGCTGAATGTAATCTGATCCTTTGCTGGGTCAGACAGATCAACGACATCAAGCGGCTGTAGACTTCGATGCACATAAAGTTTCTGTGTTGTTTTTGAAAACCCATCTCGAATCGACTTGTCGACCATGACTGCCTCATCCCAGGATTCGGGATCTTCTTCTTTCATCTTTCGCCATGTCGCGTTGTCATGATAGGGACAGAAGGTACACGCGCTCTTCTTCGGCAGTTCGTTGTAACCATGATCGCGCATCCACTCAAGACAATGCATACGAGTCATGCGCTTCTCGATCAGGGGCCACCGATTGTCACACCATCTTTCGGGTGCATCCTTCATGCGTTGCATCTCATCAGTCGAGATACCTATCCACTGCTCGACTGTGCCTACAGGTATTCTCTGTCTGGGCTTGTACCCTGCGAGCTCTCGAATCTTCTTTTGGATTGGAGCTATCTTGTATTCTCTTGTACATTGTCTGCGAAGCAGCCCTTCTTTCTCTCCTGATTCTGTCGATGTGTAGAAAGGTGGCGGGGCAAATCTGTCTTTGCCATTGAGCACAGCCTCTTTCAAACTGCCAGCAGTCACTCTGATCAAAGGAAACGGTAGCTGAGTTTCAATCCAATCGAGCCAGGTATAGATATGCTTCGGCTCTGCCTGTGTGTCTGCAAAGATTGCGTAGTCAGGCATCGGTGTGATTTCACCATGCGCCGCCATGAGTGCCATCGTGCTCGACTGCACCCCTGCGCCCAAACTAATTACTGTTAATTTCTGCTTTGTATCCATCTCTGTACCACCAGATATGACTCGAATCCTTTTCAAACTTTTCTATCTCATCCTGATGTCTAGCCCAGAAGATATCGTCAGTCACCCGAAAGTCTCCCCTGACCTCAACAACCTCAAAACGGATGTGAGGGTAACGACTTTCCATGTGATCCGCGATCTCGTGTGCGTCCTCCTCGTTTGTGTATCTGCCATCCATGTATGGCGTTCCTACAAACAAAACTACATATCCATTATTTTCATTAAAATTATGTCTGCCGTTGCCTTTCATCATTCAACCTCCCACGGTCGTTGCATTTCATTCGATTCCAAATAGTGCCACACTGCTTTGCCAGGCTCCGCATGTGTCTTCACTATATTCCCTTTGTACTTCTGTACATAGCTGACTGCCTTCATCGCTGCCTTCTCACCACTGTTCATTTTAGCTTTGCCCAGAGCCTCACGCGCCAAGATCTCCAGTTCTTTTCTGTTATAGAACTTCGTGCTGCTCATCGCACCCACCACCACATTAGCTATCTTGACTTCATCTTCTTCTGACATCTCCTGCTTCTGTCTTGTAGGCGGTGTCCACATGCTTCGCTTCCAAAGACCCTCATCGAAATCAAAGAACGCCATGTGCTCTTCAGGCTCTCGTGCGTTACGCGCCTCATAGAACATGTTAACTTCTGGCTTCTCGCCACTGAGCTTGATGCCTGAGTCAAACCATCCTGCGAAAACGGAACCACCTCGAGCAGATAGGAATGACTTATCATCTGCCCTCTCTTTACCTGTGTGATGTGCGAGAATCACAGAGACATTGTTCAACTCCATGAGCATATCGATGCGGTCCATGAGTCTACGGATGTCACTGTTGTTGTTCTCTTCACCATCAAAGAAGTTGATCACTGGGTCAATCATGACGATGTCTGGATTGTGAAATGCAATCTCATCGCTAAATGCCTGGATGTCTGCATCTCTCATCAGGTTCTTTCTCAGTCTGCCGCTGATGATTAAATTGTCGTATCCGATTCTCTGCACATCTGGGTCACCCAGATATCGCTTGTAGTATGTTTCGATACGACGCTTCAAAAACTCTGCGATGATCTCTGCCTGAAACCACATGACCTTGAGCGGTTTGTTGAACGGAACATCCATGAAGTCTGTGCCTGTAGTTGCTCCCGCTGCGAATGCACCCAACCAGTTTGACTTACCGATCTTGGGTTTGCCCAGCAGTAACACTCGACTCTTCTCAAAGATGAATGCGTCACCCCAGTATTGTTCGATCGTGCTGGGCTTGAGCTCTGACCACTCTGATGCGCTGAACGGCTTCAGACCCAGTGGGCCTTCATCGGCATCCTCTTCCGGTTCGATGTCTTCCTGACTCTGTATCTGCTCCAGATCATCTTTGATGTCTGTATTCCAAGTCGATGACTTCCACTGCAACACACCTGCATCCACATCTTCTGGGTGTCGTTTGATGTGACCATTGATAATCGATACTGTTGTGCGTGTTGTCTCTACGAGATCCATCGGCGGCTGACACGTTTGATTCCAATCGTGGGCCTTAATCATTATCTCTCTGGTTCCCCACCCTTCTTTCACCCACTTACCTACTAGCCTGGCCAAGGTGTCGTTGCGACTGCCCTCGACTCTGGGTTCTTCTGTCAGCTTCTCTCTGAGTGTTTCGACTTTGCCATCGTTGTTGAAGGCGAAGATCTTCTGTGTATCTTCTTCTGTGAGCACAGGGAGTTCATCGAAGTCTGAGATGATGAAGCTCTCATCGTAATCTATCTTGTAGTTATAGGACGGTACGACCATGATGTAGCCACCGTCACCTCTCACATCTATTTTGTTTTTACCGACTGAGTTACGCACTGTTCTGTTGTTGGGTGCGCTATAGAAAAAGTGTCTGCCCCCTGCAGGAGATGTCTGCATCATCGGTGTCTTTGTGATGCCGCCTTCCTGTATCCAGTTGGTGCTCTCGACTGAGTCAGAGTCCACCACCACAAAGTTGATACCTGTTATTGCTGCCCAGTTAGCTTGTGGATACTGACCGTGCCACTGCGTGATCTCTTCTCTTGATGGTTGTATCTTCTGATAGTGTTGCCAATTGACGCGAGGAGTCTTCGACCACTTGCGCTTCATGTCATCTTCTTCAGAGAACGGGTTACGACTGCGAAAGTATTGCGGCACTATTTCTGATGGAGAGCCACACGGTATGACATGCATACCATACTCCCACATAGATAGGAGCATCTCTAACTTTGCTTCGGGGGAGACTTCTTCTCCGGATCTTTCATCCAGAAAGAAAGGCACTAGGTTTCTTCTTTACTAACTAGTTTCACCATGATCTTGCCCTCTTCCATCTGACGCATACTGGTCTTGTGTCCGAGGCTTTTGGCAGCTATTCTGATCGACCGATATTTAGATATGGCTGATTGTTCGTTGTCATCTTCGATTGTAAACACTGTCCCAGCATCAATGTCCTGTAGCTTCTTCTGCCATTTACCTGGCCCTCGTGTTCTTTTCGGAGGGAGATCCTCCAAGCTTTCTATTTGTATGTCTGTTGCCATTGGCTAAGTCTCCATCAGTTTTGCCGATCATACTGTATTAAATTAAAAAGATAAACAGTCATAAAAAATAGTTGCAATATAATTCTAGCTGTGCCAAATTCGATCTCGTTGAGAGAAGAGAGATTGAGATATGGAAGAAGCAGTGTCTTTGGCGTACCAACTTGAAGGTGCGAAACAGAAGAAGAGAGAACTTGATACACACATCAAGAAGCTCGAGCAACAACTTCTAAATACAGAAGAGCTTGCACAACAAAAACTCCTATTGAGCAACGAAGGTGGACAGAAAACCATCAGCGGCATAAGCGTTGAGATCAAGCGTGATCACGTTTGGGATCAGGACTTACTCGCTGGTCTATTGTCTGATATGTCGAAAGAAGACTGGCCTCATTTCATCACTCAACAAACTACCTACAAGGTTGACTACCGTTCCTTTGAATCTTTTGCCATGGCGAATCCTGATGATTCGACTGTGAAGAAGTTGCACGGAGCTCACTCAATCAAACTAGGTAATTTCAGAGTAAAGGAAATCAACATTGAGAAACTCAAGGAGGCTAAATGAGTTTGTTAGATCAAGTTGAAACTAAGTCCAAGAGCTTTGATGGCACGGTTCCACCTGTGCGCGTCAATGTTCAGGGCGTAGATGGAATAGGTAAAAGCACCTTCGGTGCTGATGCACCCAGTTCTATCTTTATCCAGGCCGAAGATGGATTGAAGTTCATCGATAACGTGGCGAGGTTCCCAGTGATAGAAAGCTGGAACCAGTTGTTGACTCAGGTCAAGACCTTAATCGAAGAACCTCATGACTACAAAAGCGTTGTGCTTGATACGACAGATGCGGCATCGAAGTTCGGTGAAGAGTATGTCTGCGAGACCAATGGCTGGAATGGGCCGCAGGATAAACAGGCAGGATACGGCGCGTTTTACGTTGCTGAAGAGAATGCCTGGAGAAAGCTACTTCAAGGTTTGAATATATGCTTTGAAGAGCGAGGCATGAATGTCATCTTGCTCAGTCACGTTGGAGATAAGACGATCGTGGACCCCACGGTTGGCGAGTATCACGCATTTCAAATGCGCTCCAACAAAAAGATCAACTCGTTGATCAAAGATTGGGTGGACTTCAACCTCTTTGCTGACTACGACAAGTCTGTTAATGACGGCAAACCTAAGAGTCATGGCAACAGAATCCTGTATACAAAGTATGCGATGGGTTTTGAGGCTAAGTCTCGACTAACGATTCCTCCCCAGCTCCCGCTGGAGTGGGATGCATTTCACAAATCTTATCTCGAGGCGTTAGCTCCGAGTGAAACAGTAGCTGCATAGGAGGTTACATGGGATTCTTTGATCACAAAATTGACATCTCTGATGTCCCTGACAACGCAGGTTCTGCTCCTCTTCCAGAGGGTGAGTACCTGATGAAGGCGGTCGATTATGATGACCAGGCGGTTTCATCTAGTGGTAACTCTATGATGACCGTTGACTTCGCTTTTGCAGATAGCCAGTACGAAAGCAGAAGACCCATCAGGGACTTCTTCGTGCTGGGTAACAAGGTGGCTTTATCAAAGCTAAAGAACTGGCTCAAAGCATCCGGCGCTTTGCCTGATGGGACCACCGCTGTAGAACCCCAACATGTCCAAAAGGCCATGGGGATGACGTTCACTGCCAAGATTACTCAGGAAGAGTACAACGGTTATGTGAACAACAAAATCGGTACTTACCTTGCAAACGGTAGTGCCGCTGCTCCGCAACCAAGTGCCTCTTCTGGAGACACTACTCAACAAGCGACGGCTACGCCGTCATCGGACAACTTGAAGAAGGTTGAGTGGAACTAAATGGATACGAATTGGCCAAGGTGTAATCAGACCTTCCGAAACCGCCCCACCCGGTTGGCCAAAGGTGGGATTTTTCGAGGAAAAAATGATGAAAGGTTATAAAGACTTACCAAACATAAATCGCAGTTTCCCTGCCGATTACATTAAGAGAATTAAACGACACGAAAAAAAGTGGCGTAAAGATTGGAACAACACCATACAACCGGGCGAACCGAAAAACGACAGAATGGTCTCCAAAAAATTTTTTAGACTTTTAGAGAAAGGCGGTTTCGAGGTGATGAACTGGATTGCTTTGGAGTTACGGCACCAGCTTGAATACCACAATTCAAACCTAATAACGCGACCGTTGTTTAGCAGTTGCGATAAAGAAGAAATGTTAGAGATAGGACTGAACCCGATGTTTCTCAGTAACATGGCAGCCTCTTTGTATCTAGCGCGAATACCGGAGGAGGAGATTCTCGAACATCGGGGGGAATCAGAACAGACATGGCAACTAATAAAGAATTTATTTGGTTGTTTTTCGCACGATGCTGAGATTGTGAGGCAGCATTGGCATCATAGAAATACTGCATCTTATGAAGATTTGGAATTTGTTAAACGCAAGGATTTGTTCACAAGCCTATACGACATTGAAAACCTACACCCTCATTACTTGTTTGAAGAATATACAACCCACCTCACTTGGTTCGTGGCAGACAAAGACGACGAGTCGTCCCAAGCTTCTCTGCGTAAACGTGTTTTAAATATATTCCAAAGCGAGTTTTCTCTATTGAATTTATTCGATCTCCACCACCTCAAGGATTCGGGCAAAATGCGCGAGATGAGTCACCCAGAATTGAATGATGGGAAACCGATGAAATTTCCGGTGCGCGACGCATACAACGATTTCTTGACGGAGACCTATGTCGCGACTGCCGAGTTTATGAACATGAACTACTTTTACAACAGCCCGAACTCTGATCGAATAGTCATTTACCCTGACTCAGCAGAGTTGCTGGAAGACATTCTGGACGCAGAATATCACGTTGATGGGATCGATTTTTCGGATGGTATTCAAAGTTTTGCCTTGATGATACCAGAGGGTTTTACTGAAAAATCAAACGATTATGTTGATGAGGCGTATGAAATGACCTCTATGTACGTGAGCATTGCTTCGGGTTACGAGATCAATGCTCAATCAGCGCGCTCCGCAGCCAGCTTTCTTAGATCTCAGGGGCTAGAATCTTTGGGTTGGGCCTGGGACGAGAAAGCTAAAATCATCGAACTTGGTGGAGACCCGAGATTTCTCGGTGATGCGTGGATGAAAAAACCAGAAGATGGTCCGGCGTACGTGTTCCAACAACAAAAAACCCCGATGTATTCATCTGATATGACGGATGAAGAACTGGATGCGTTAGCAGAACATTACGAAAGAGACATGGCTAATTATCGATCAAAATGCTTGGTGGTCAATTGTGAAGGGCAATACTGGATTTTACCACTTTGCATGGCTCAAGTGATCTTATTAGCGGAAGCTGGTGATAAGAAGGCGAGACGGTTTGCAGAAAAGAATTTCAAGTTTTTGATGGAAGAAGGCTTGAAGATAGTCCGTTTAGTGGCCTCGGTGCTCATATACATCAAAGCGTTAGGCGATGAAGTGTTACATCGCGGTGTGCCAAACAAAAAAGAAAACCGTGCCGGGTTATTGGAAAAAACATCTCCAACAAAATCAAACAACCCAAAAACATTTACCCTCAAGGGACCGAGGGGCTATACGGGTCGTAAGCAGGGATCTCACTATCGACGATGGCATTTCCGCACATTGAAACATGAACGGTATTATCAGACGGGCGAGTGGGCTGGTAAGCCAATTGGCTCAAGGGTCGTGTTTGTTCGAGATTCTTTCGTAAATAAGGACGTATGTCCGCACGTGCTGACTGACGGTACAAACGTAGAGGATAAAGTTATTTCACCAGAATCGGTGTTAGAGAGGTGACAATTATAATTTATGAATAGACCAAGGGCGCATTACTCCGTGTCCTAAGAACTGCTCCCCCGGTAGCAGGGTCGAAACCGGGACTAATTTAGGCCGGGCGTTCCCCTTACAAGAGCGTGACACACCCGAAGCCGCCAGGGTCCGGTCTAAAGGCGGCACTAACATTAACCAAAGCAAAAGGAAAACATGATGAAGACAGAATCGAAACAGGATCTAAGAGACAAAGTCGATATGCTCGAGGAAGAGGTAGAGAGCCTGGAGAAAGACAAGAAAGATCTTGAAGCGCGACTCGAAGATTTGTCGGAGCGTTACGAGATAAACAAAAAGAGCAGGGACCATTATCAAGAGTTGTTCTCTGAAAAGAGATACATTGCAAAAGATGGTTTTGAATTATTAGACGATATGTCTATGAATGATTTCGCTATTTTGTTTAGTCACTTTTCGGACCAGATTCGTTTTTCAGTTACAGAAGAAAGTGACAACGATACTAGAGGTCCAAACGTAATGTTGAAGATTGATTGGGCATATGACCCCATTCCACAAGGAGGGAATTTGTTTCTTAATCTTTATCCCAGCGAACACTTCAACAACAGGTTGAAGATCCTGCCTAATGGAGAAACTCATGGAAAAGATTAAATCAGACGGCAGCACTGCCAAATATTACGAGCTCCCTAAAAATGCTAGGGAGCTTCAGGATCTAATATCGTACAAGAATATGAATGCTCAGATTGGTGAGATATTCAGATCTTGTTTCCGATTCGGACAAGCAGAACACAGCGACAAGGTTCGAGATGCTAAGAAGATTTTCTTTTACATCAGTGCTGAGATCAAAAGACTTCTAGGTGCTCCTGCTTACCACGCCTGGTGCAAGGAAGAGATAGCCAGACTCCAAAGAGAGGTCGATATAATGGAGGGCAAGAAAGATGGAAGCTGAGTTTGATACAGAAGAGCGGCAGTTCTGTGCTGATGCACTCAAAACCTTGTTTGATAATATGAAAGATGAAGTCGATGTAAACGTCTTCATGGAAGTTTGTTTGGCTTTGTCGTTCACCTACATGGTGCAGTTTGCCGAGATGGACAGTATCTACGCCATGTTGAATGACATCCAGCAAAGGTTTGGAGAGGATCTAGAACAGGAGGCAAAACCAACATGTCATTAGAAAAAATACACAATCCTGCCAGAGAGGAGGCAGTTCTCAGGATACTGCATAAGAACAATATCTCCCCCTGGGCAAGAACATACTGGGCAAGAACTTATTCTGGACTGATGAGGGCAAAGCATGAAGCTAAGGTATTATCAAGAAGAAGCAGTTGATGCTACTTTTGATTGGCTTCATACCCAGAGCACCTATCCGTTAATTGTTCTGCCAACTGGCAGTGGCAAGACGATTGTCTTCGCCAATATCATTAAGCGATTGTTCGATCACACTGGGGGTTGTCGGATATTGATCCTGGCTCACAGACAAGAGCTCATCACACAAGCCAGAAACAAACTGTTATCTGTGTGGCCATGTGCTCCTTGTGGTGTTCTTGCCGCTAGTATCAAAGAGTTTGATTCACAAGCGCCGATTGTTATCGCTAGTCGGGACACGATCGCAAGCCAGAAGCGGTTAGAGGCAGCTGGTCATTTTGACTACATCATTGTTGATGAAGCTCACCATGTTGGTCCTGATAAATCTAGTCGGTATCGAAAGATTTTTGATCACTTTGAATCCACACAATACTACGCACCCAGGATATTTGGTGTTACTGCTACACCTTATCGCATGGGCCAGGGCTTCATCTATGGTCTTGAAGATCACTTCTTTGGTGGTGTCTCCTATCAGATAGGCATACCCCAGCTAATAAAAGATGGTTATCTCTGCCGATTGTCTGCATTCAAAGTGGATGACCAGGCAGTGATTGATGCATCGACTGCGAGAGTGAAATTCAAGGGTGGTGACTACCGAGAAGCGGATCTTGAGAAACTAGCCATGGAAGATGACACCATGGTATCGATTATCAGCGATTGGATAAACAAAGCATACAGCAAGGGCCGAATGAGCTCTGTATTCTTTTGTGTGACAGTCGCTCACGCAACCAAGATGTGCATGCTTTTGCAGAACGCTGGAATTGCAGCAGAAGTTGTCACAGCCGAAACACCATCCGATGTTAGAGAGCGGATACTAGAAGACTTTGAAAACGGCGTGATCAACGCACTGTGCAACGTGGCTGTGCTGACTGAGGGCTGGGATGCGCCCAGGACAGACTGCATTGCTTTGCTCAGACCGACTAAGTCTCTTGGTTTGTATGTACAGATCTGTGGTCGAGGCATGAGAACCTGGGGAGACAAGCAAGACTGCATGCTTCTTGACTATGGCGAGAACATGCATCGTCATGGTTGTATCGACAGAGCAAAGCCAGAGCGACCACCCAAAGAGGATGAGCCAAAGATATGGATATGCGATGCGATTACCGAATCAGGATTCACATGTCTGGCTGTAAACGAGTGGCAGGATAGAAAGTGTATTGAGTGCGGCGCTGATAAACCGATAACAAGGGAAGCACCACCAGAAAAGAAAGAGCCAGATGCAGCAACCGATCGTGTAGCGGCTTTCGGTAACGTCCTATCTGATGAGCTTGATGATCCGATCGAAGAGCTTGAGAAGATAAAAGAAGTTGAAACTATCTGGGCCGAAGTCAAGAAATCAAAAGCAGGAAACATCTATCTGGATGTGAAGTTCAAAGTGATGGATGAATATTGGCCTCATTCAATGCCATTCATGATAGGTATGAAAGGTCCAGCAGGAAGGCTTGCAGACAAGAAGTGGCGCGCTGTTGTAGGCGAAAGGGGTGCGGTCCCTAGAGATGTTAAGTTCGCATCAGAGATGGTCAATACAGGTTCGTTCAACCACATAAGAAAGATTGCAGTGAGAAAAGAAGGGAGATATTGGAATGTCGTTAGTGTCTATGTTTGATGAGATAGACAAGAAGCTCGAAGAGAATAATCGCCAAAGCAGAGGGCATCTTGGATTCAGTATTATCGGTGACGAGGATGAGCACAAACTGTGGATGAACTTTCACTGGTGTTTGCCCAACACATTTAGTGGTCGCATGTTACGACTGTTTGACTTGGGTAATCGCATCGAAGACCAGGTGATTGATAACATCAAAGAGAGTAAAATATGTGGTATCGCATCTCATGATGAGGACGGTAACCAGATTAGGGTTTCTTCTTTGGGTGGTCACTTTTCAGGATCTTGTGATGCATTACTTAGAGGTGTTCTGCCGCCACCCGAAGAAGATCTTGTTCTCCTGGGTGAAATCAAAAGCGCAAACGACAAGCGATTCAAAGAGCTCCAAAAGCTTGGCGACTACGAATTGTGGAGCGAAACCTACAAGTGGCAGATACATTGCTACATGGGCGGTCTTGGTCTTACCAAATGCATGGCGATTGTTGTCAACAAGAACAACAGCGAGATATACACACAGATTATAGACTATGACCCAAACATCTGGCAGAAGGCTCTAGAACGCGCTGAGAGAGTGATTACGAGCGTAGAGCCACCCAAGTATGGTAGAAGGTCAGAAAAGGACTACACGCTCAAGACAGAGTCTAAAACGTATGTTGATATCTATAGTCGAAAGCGTTTCCCTGAGTGGGTCAACTGCCGCAACTGTGCGTTCTCCAAACCTGTTACCACAAGTAACGGTGCGAATTGGCTATGCACACGCAGTAATAAACTGCTTGACCTCGAGGCACAGAAAGAAAGCTGTGAAAACCATCTATGGAATCCACATCTGATTACAACTGCTACCTATTTGCCAGAAGAGAGCAACGATGATCTCATTGCATACGAGTCTGGTGTCATGAAGTTTTACAACGCAACGCCAAAAGGTATGCAGGATGGTGCTTACTACAGTAGTCCTGAGTTGCGCGAGTTATCTAAGACGGGATTCGATACCAAGCAAATGCGTATGGCTGAAGAGATAAAGAAAGAGTTTCCTGGTAGCCAGGTGGATGTAGTGAACGAGTCTATCGTTCCGTTCTAGACTCGCGGATCTTTGACAATGTTGATCTTCAGGCCAGGGTACAGAGCTTCGACCAGTTTCTTCTTGAGTGAGAAGACTTGGGTGACTACACCTTTGGTATCTTCAACCACCCACTTGTCATCCTTCTTGTACTTGAAGTCAGCGAAGTAACTGCAGATCTTCTTCTCTTTGCCCTCAACTGTAAGGGCGCAAGGGAAGTTCACTTGTGTCTCCAGATCAGATATCTCGCCATCATCCTGGCGCTTCTTGAGTATCTTGTATCTGGCTGCTTCAAGCTTTGAGTCAAAGACTTTGCCATCTACTTCTGTTTTGACTGCGAAGTACTTACCTTTCTTCTTCGCTCTTTTTGGAATCAAGCTAATCTATTCCTAGAAGTTTCCTTAATTCTAAATCTCTTAGTGCTTGAGTTCCACGATTAAACAGAGATGCAGGTTCTGCAGGTTCAATCTCAGATTGATCCACAGGTGGCGTGCTAGGCTGTGCAGGGGCGATTTGAGGCGTAGGTTGTGGTTGAGGCTCAGGTTGTTTAAACAACTTACCTTGGAACCTAGCATACTCTCTAGACATGTCAGCCATATTGAACGCATTGGAAAGCTTGTCCTGACTGCCCTGCAAACCAAATGAAATTGTTTCATTGCTTGGAAAGAATGCGTTGAATCTGCCAGCTAAAACAAAATTAAGGTTAGGTGTCTTTGCTTCTTTCAATGGCTTTGTTATCTCAGGAGTGGACAATCCAAGTGTTCTTGCATCTTGAACCGCCAAGTTTAAATCTCTCAAAGCTTTGAACCTTTGTTCGTTAGCTGTAATAAAAGCCTTGGTTATATCCTCTGCGCTTTTGTTGCCTCTTGATTTAGCAACTTGGTTAAAGATACGAGCAGCTTCTCTAACTTCTCTAGCCGCTTCCAAACCACGATAGTATAAAGTTCTATCTAATCTAGGCTTCAAGCTCTTAACACCAGTTAGTGCTTCAGTAAACTCTTGCGCCGCATCAATCTGATACCCCTGTCTGCCAACTGTTTTTTCTGGATCGACTCCAACAACAGCACCGATAGCTTTTGGAAACTCTCGGACAGAAAAATCCAAGTAAAGTGGAGATGCAACATCTGCTTTAAGATCAACCGGGCTTGCTCCAGGCACTATTCCATCTGCTAAATGTGCAAAACCTTTAGCAAATTTTAATCCTAGTGGATCTGCAACATTCCAAACATCAGCACCGAAACTTGTTTTGTTTCTGGTTACATCGAATACTTTTTCCGTGATGATTGACTCATCCATAAACGGAGCAAAGAACTCATAGAAAGCTCCGCTCTCACCAAAGCTAGAATCAAAAGCAATTTCAGTTAAATCTTTTTCTGCTGTAATACCATTTTGAACAGCGTTATATACAGCCTTGAATGGTCTTGCCATATAGTCATATGGGTTTGTGTAAGAGAAGTTATATAGGTCTGTAATCTTCCCCTCTTTGTCTGTGGCGATGGGTATCAATGTTGAGTTTCTATCCCACTCGTAAGCAGCGGATCTTTTATACGCTTGTACTTGATCGTTGTCAGCACCAGTGAGTAACAGCCCCGCGCTGTACAAGGTTGCAGGTATTCCTGCATTCACCGACATAGAGCCTAGCAACCTCTTCATGCCTATCGATCGTATCTCAGGTGATTCACTCGCCAGTTCTTTGATCGCTCTACCTAATATATTTCCTGATGTTCTTATTATTTCTGCAGGGAATGCAACAAAGTTTCCAAATGGCAATCTTCTCAACTGCTTGATAGCTTCAGGGACTCTCGCGTAGTTTGGTACGGTATCTTTTACAATCTCTGCAGCTTCTCTTTTCAAAACATTTTCAAGAACATCATCAGGTAGATTGCCGCTTATCGTTGGGCCAAATTCTGTAAAGTTTCTTGGGTCCGAAACAGGTATTGATGCATCTTTATTGTTTTTAAAAACATTCTTTAATTTATTAAGCTCCATCTCATAGCTATATGTTTTCCAGATATCATCAGATCCCTGATATAGCTTTCCAGCTAAAGTGTTTTGAATGTTTCTAGCGTAGTTAAATCCTTTGTTAGCCAAACCAGGCATATATTGAGTTGTTTCAACAGCGTCATTTAACAAGCTCTCAAACTCACCAATCTTAGCGTTGGTATTGATAACCCCTAGATCTACTAACTCGTTGTAGTATTTTTCAATATCTTTCTTGGTTGGTCTGCTTTTACCAAAACTAACCCGCTTGTTAGCAATGTTACTGAACACAGTCGCAACTGAATCTACCAAAGCATTTGCGTTCCCGACATTACCGTTGGCTAAAGCAAAAAACCCTGCTGTTGTTGCGTTTCTAATTTGGGTTATAGGACTTAAAACAGTTTTGGCTATCTGTGAGACACCTTTCAAGCCAAGAAAGGTTGAATACAAAGGCAGCGCCTCAGTGTTGAAATACTTGGGCAGATCTTCAAACGCAGCTTTGTACTCGTTGAGAACATATTTACCAGCGAGCTTTCCAAATCTTTGTCTTGCATTTACAGATACCTCTGCCAAAGGGTCGGTTCCTTCAGCACCTATTCTTGAGTAGGCACCTGCTCTCGCTCCTTCTGGTATTTTATCAAATAAAAATTTATTAGCTCCAGGTGGTAGAGCATCGTTGTAATCAACAAGATTATCGAAGTATTTTTTCTTGGCGATTATCTTTGATAGCACATCAACGGTATCAACCATCTTTGTTCTCAAACCAAGCTCTTGTTCTCCGACATCCCTGGCTCTTATTATCTCTGGTCTGAGTCTACCAGCCACCTCTTTTGCTCCAGTGTATTCACCCAAGAAGTCTCGAACAGCTGGCAAGTCATCTAATCTTCTTCCCTTCAATGGACCTTGAGCTATACCAGTTAATGTTTCTGGATCAATCACTCCGGATGGAGTCATGTTTGCGTTTGAGAACTTTGATTGAAGCATTTCATTAAGAACTGCCTTTGCCCCTTCAGGGTTCAACGCCTCGTTTGGAGGGAGCTCTTTTGTCATTGCAACCAGTTCTTTAATTGCAGCTTCTTCCTGTGGTTTTGTGGGCTGATAGCTTGGATCTTTGAAGGCTCGATACAAACGTATGCCATAGTAAGTCTTGTTATCCTGAATGGTTCGGCTCAAAGAAGATTTTAAAGAATCCTCTATAATTGAATCGTCTATCATGTCTCTAACGGACCCACTAAGCCCATCAATACTAGATCTTATTTTTTGTGTTGGTTTGAAAAGACTTAACTCTTTTTTACCAAACAAACTCTTAGGCATGTTTTTAGAAATTATTTTGTCTATTTCTTTTAACTCTTTCTCTGCTCCAAGTTTTACAGCCTTTCTATCTATTACTTGAGATCCTCTTCTTATAGGCTCCGCAAACAAGTAATCGTTAACAGTATTAAGTATCTTGCTTCTATCTTGATCACTAAACAGACCAGCATTCTTGTTTATGAAACTCATGGTGTCATCAAGTTCACCGACTGCTTGTCTAACCTTGTTGTTATGCGCTGATACCTCTGCAACTTTTGCTTGATTGTATTGTTTAACAAATCGATCAGGCATGTTGCCCTGGAAAGTAAGATACTCTCTTGCTTTCTTTTTCATGGTCTGCAGATTTTTTTGAAAGAATGTGGGGTCTTCTAAGTCTGGCTTCACGCCTACCCCATGAAATGGTGTGTTAGGATCTTTGATAGCTTGAGCGGCAGCTTTGACCATGTCAGTTTTAGCAAGCGCATCTGCGCCTTTACCAACACTGACTATGCCAAGTTTAGCGATTTGTGGAACACCAAGTACAATGGCAGCGCCTTCTGCAGCAACTCTTAGTCGGTTTGAAAGATTAGCTGCAGCTAGTTCTGCCCCGATCAAATCTTGTGTATCTACTCTCTGTGTGGGTCCAGCCTCGAAGAAGTCTCCAAGAGTTTCTACATCAGGGGTGGTGGCAGCTATATCTGCTATGCCAAATGTAGCAACATCTGTAGCGTCAAATCCTTTTGATTCAATCGCTTTCTTAGCTCTCATAGACTTCGCAGCTTTAACCGCAAGACCACCAGGCGCAGCAAACTGAGTTATAAATCTAGCCGCTTCGCCTATACCAGTTGATGTATCAGGTTTGTATTTATCAAAAAACTTTCTTAGTTCTTCTGCGCTACCTTCTTCTGATCCAGTAATTAAATCAAAGGCTTCTACTGGCAGTGTCGAAATACCCTCTACTGCTCCTACTATTCCAGCGCCAACACCTCGTAAAATATCTCCTACCGCAGATACATCCTCTTTTCCAACTTGAGCTGCTCTTTGTATGAGAGGATTTTTGTCAAGATATTCTTGTGCTGTTTTTCTTGCGACCTCCGGATCATCTGTATTTACAGGTACAGATCTTCCGTCAGGCAATTTTACACTAATCATGACGCTGGTTGTTGTAGAGGTATCTCTGGCGTTGTTGGAGTTATTGGTGTCATTCCAAGGGCAAGTCTTGCTCTCTCATCCGCTATAGCGAATAACTCTGCATCGGTTCTTTGCCTTGTTTTACCATCCTCTTCAACATATAAGTTAGCTGGATCTTTTACTAGATTATTAAAAAGAGTCAATCTTGTATCAACAAGATCTGAACTTGTGTCTGTGCCAAGTAATAAATTAACTAACTCTTCTGGTTTTGCGTCAGGCATCAACTCCTGAAGTGCAGCTAAATTACTTTGCAATGAAGTCGTATCATCTTTCTGAGCTTGAAGAAGATCATACTCTTCGCCAGCTAAAACCATGTCACTAAAGAAGTTTCTTGGAACTCTGCCTTCTGTTGCTTGTGAAGCTTTTGCTAACTGATACTGAAGACGAGGATCAGAAACTGTTTCAAGAGCTCTTTTGAAGAAACCCGGTTCTTCAGTTGTTGTGCTACCACCCCCAGTGCCACCAGTTTGTTGAGTTGCAACAGGAGTTTCTACTACTTCAGTTTCTTCTTCTTTACCACCGAAAGGTATTGTTGCTAATCCAGCGGCAGCTAAAGCTCCCAAACCTGTTTTTCCTGGGTTTCTTCTTGCTGCAGCTAAACCAGCAGTTCCAGCTGCACCCATTCTTCCACCAATCCTTCTTATTGTCCCTGGACCTTTGGGCGCTGCATCAGCTGCAGCATCTATTGCTCGACCGCCACTAACTCTGTAAGCAGATCCAGGTGAGATCGATACATCTAGTGCTTCATCAGCTTGAGGCTTTTTGCTCTTTGTCGCCCCCTTTATCATCCCTCTAATTATTTTTGGACCAAATCTAACAGCCAAACCTGCAGCACCTAGCCCTGGAATAAACATTAATGCTGCTTCAACAGGATTCTCTTGAGCATATTTTATTGCATCTTCTCCAAGCTCTGATGCTTTTGAAATGACTTCGTTGAAAAGATTTTCACCTTCTTGCTCAGTGCCATCAACTACTTCACCACCCTCTTGGTATCCTCGAATGGGCGCAACACCAGCCATGATACCCATGCTTTCTCTTTGCATAGGAGTTTGAAACATTGGTCTTTGCATAACTGGGTTCTGCATCATGCCTCCCTGGTTCATTGCGTTAGCCTCCGATAAAGCTATGGCTATGGCTTGTTTTGGATTGGTTACTTTCTTGCCAGAACCACCTGACTTGAGAGTTCCGCTCTTGAACTCTCGCATAACCTTTCCTATCTTTTTTTGTTTCTTGTTCAACCTTGTGGACCACCAGTTTGAGCCTGGTTCTGGTTGCCACCAAATATGCTGCCCACATTACCAAACAGGGTTTGCGCTCCAGCAACTGCACCGCCTACCCTAGCTAATGCTCCAGGCTGTTGATAAGCACCCATCTGTTGCATAGCTGGGCTAACACCAGTGCTAAACGTAGGTAAGAACGGAGCTCCTTGACCAAGCATTTGAAATCCTCTCTGTAATCTCATATATGGCTCGTCTGCCATTTGAGTAGATGCTTTATATTGAGCATCTAAACCAGCTTGATTTATATTTCTGCCCGTTTGACCCAATCCACCAAGAATGCCTATCTGTCTGCCCAACATATCAAAACCTTGTTGTCCAAGACCTGCAATACCAGATGCAGCAGCACGTTGTGCTCCTGTGCCTTGACCGAATGCTTGAAGTGCTGTGCCAAACTGGTCTCTTGTTAGCCCACCAAGTCCTGCAGCAGCACCTGCTGTTCTATCCATCTGTTGACCAAATACATTTGCACCAAGTTGTTGGCCAGCCATTCCCATTTGACCTATGTTTTGACCTATACCCGCTTGACTAGCAAGCAATGATCCAAGCCCTTGCTGACCAGATAAACCGAGTTGACCGCCTTCAAGCGCACCTCTTTGAGCTATTTGCTCTGCAGTTAGCCCTAAGTCTGCTGCTCTTCCAGCTGCCTGTATACCAGTTCCTGCGCCAGCTTGACCTAGTGAACCTGTAAGTTGTGCGGCTTGTTGTTTTCTTGCTTGTGCTTGCTCAAAGGCAGACTGAGCTTGCTGTGCAGCCTGTTGAAATCCTTGTGATCGAAGCTCTGCTCCGGTCTTAGCCTGTTGTTGCAATACGTTTCTGCCAATCTCTGCTTCCTGTATCGCGCCTCGAGATCCACCAAAAGCACCCGCTCTTATCTGTTGTGCTCTTGCGTCTTGTTTTTGTTTTTCTCCAAGCCTTGCAATCTCCGCTTGTTGAGCGTCAATTACCTCTTGTGTGAAAGGGTCTTGAAAACGACTTATGTCAGATGGATCAAACTGTTCTCCAGTTCCAGCAAGACCAGCTATACCCTGAAGTGCAGTTGATCTACCCATCTCTCCAGCAGATCGCAAGTCTTCACCTGCCATCCTAGTTTGTTCTCTGGCTCTTTGTGCAGCCTCTGCAGCTCCCGTCTGAGCACCACCAACCTGCCCAGCTATACCCTCTGCAGCACTTCCTATACCCTCTGCAGACCTACGCATAATATCCACTGCTTCTTGATCTACAAATCGTCTACCCATCTCTGGGTCATATGCAGCAATACTTTGTTCATACAAGGCTCTTGCTCTTGGGTCTGCAAACATACCCGCAGATGCTGGATCAAATCCTCTACCAGCTTGCCTAAATAACTCTTGAGCTTCTGCGAGTTGACCACCAAAAGCTCCCAACCCGCCAGCTAAGTTTCTCGCCTGAACTTCTAATGGAGAAAGTCCAGCTATGCTGCGAACAGGAACTGGTATTGGTTGGTTGATTAATCCTTGTTCACCAAAATAAGACTCAAGCAGTCTTCTGCTTGCAAGTTCAGCAGCAGGATCTGCAAAAGTTTGCTGATAAGTGGGTAAGAGAGAAGGAGTTTCTGTTACATAAGTTTCTGTTGTTGTATCTGTTAAAGACATTTTATGCGCTCCTCATAGCTTTTTCGCCAGCGCGTTGAAGGGCATACATCATCTTTGCTCCCTCTCTTCTTTGATCTGCTTTGCTCTTGTTTGCGCCACCTATTTTACCTATCCCTCTGACCGCTTTGGCGTTAACGACAAACTCTCCATCAGACAACATAGCCGGTATATCATCAGATGTTTCAGTGCCTGGTCCTGATATTGGGCCATTCATTCTTGGAAAGTCCATCTCTCCACCATTAGAGAGCATGGCTATACCGCCATATCTAAATTGGTTTGTCGCCTCTTCAAACTGTCTTTTGCCTTCCTCCCATCTTTCTAGGGCTTCTTTGTTTTCTCTTTTAATTTTTCGTTGTCTGCCTATGTTTCCGGTTACTTTTTTTGGAACAGGCTTCGGGACAAGATCTTCATAAGAACCCATTACAGGCATATCTAGGTCTTGCCTTATTTCAGCGACTATGTCATCGAGCGTG